AGAGAGATGGGACCCGTTCTGCAGCGCCGGCACACAACTGCAGCAGGCCCACACACGAGGGACGCGCGTGTGCGGGACAGTGCGGATACGCCGCCGGTGGCGGCGGATCGTTCCAGCTCGGGGGGCGGGGGGGGGCGGGGCGGGTGGGGCGCGGTGGCATGGGGGCGTGGGGCGCGCACACGCCTGCCAGCTCGCACGCCGGGCGCGTCCTCGATGCTGTCCGGCCGCGCTGCGCTGGTGCGGCCGGCGTCGATCGCTAGCACGGTGGCGCGTCGAACGTCGCGGAGTAGGGCGTTCTGTCTCATTCCTACGTTTCTCTTACACTGGCCAGCTCGTGCGCGCGCGGCGGCGCACCCGGTTCGAGTAGGCGGCTCGTTCGGTCCCTCCCCCTCCTCCTGCCTGTCCCTAGCCTTCCTGCCGGCCCCGTAGCTGCACGCTAGCTGGCTTGGCTGTCCCGTTTGCCGGCGGCGCACATGGGCATCCTGTAGGGCCTGCCAGGAGGCCGGCCGGTTTCCTGGGCTTGACAGCTAGGCAAGCGAGCCGATAGGGTCTCACAGAGAGCCCGGCTCGTGCTGGGCCGGGCGCAGATCGAGCCACACTACCCGAGCAACCAGGAGACCTAGCCATGACGTACAGACAAGTCAGAACCAGCGAAAACGACGGCTGGACGTTCCAAGCGTTCTGCCCGCGCTGCACGGCAGACAGGCCGGCGCACATCCCGCCCAGTCGCCCACTCGTGGCCGGGGGCGAAGTGCTTGAGTGCCGATGCGGTGAACAAGCCGAAACGCCGCCCGAGGCGCTTCTTTCTTGCCCGTTGATCGTGCGGCCGGCGTCAGACAATCACGAACGCCGCTTCACCAACTTGCAGACCGTCCTCGACTGGTACGGGCCGCACGTCTGGCTGATGCGTGACAGCGAGAGCGGGCGCTACTTGCTACGATTCGTCACCGCCGGACTCTATGACGAGTCGCTAGCCGAGGTGTGGCTAGCGGACGAGCCGGAAGCGGGGGCGGTGCAGCTTACTCCGGTGTGCCAATGCACCGATCCCGAGTGCGGGGCGTGCGGTGGCCGGTGCAACGCAAACGCCGCTACGAAGCTCGGCCCGCGCTTCGATCGTGCGCTGTGCTTGGAGTGCGCGGAGCAAGTGACCGACGCGGAGAGGGTGCAACCGTGAAGACCAAGCGCACCAAACGAACCCGCACCGAGGCCGAGAAGCGCGCACAGCGCATCCGCACGACGAGCCGGCGTGTTGCCTCCATCGGCCGGCAGATTGCGCTATGCGAGCGTGCGGCCTCTCCGCCGCTGGCCCACATCGCCAAGCTCCGTAAGAAGCGTGCGGCCGAGCTTCACGCCTACATGATCGCCGGGGGGGCGCGCTAACGTCGGCGGATACTGTTCGGTATCCTCCCGATCGCCACGGCGGCCGGCGGCCTCAGAACCGCCGGCCGCTTCCATGTCCCGGAGCCTACGTCGCCGCCGCAGCGCAGCGCAGAGCGACGAGCGCCAGCGCGAGCGCCAGGATGTAGGCCGCTACTGGGCGTGCCTTGGGGCGCATGGCAGAGAGCCTAGCGAGGTGGCCGGTTGGAGCTGGGCCGCACGCTCGGCAGGCGTGGCCGCGCGGGATCGGGCGGGACGATCGACACCGGGACCGGCAGCGCTCGAGACGCCGGCCGCGCAGCGGGCGGTTGGCCCCGAGAGCGCACAGCGGCGAGCGCGGCGGCCCGGTAGCACTCGGGACACGGTTCGACGCTGTAGGAGACGGGCCAGCGGTGGCCGCATGCCGGGCACAGGTGGCTAGGGTGTGTGGTCATGGTGCAGGCCGCGCAGGCTCCCTACCCCACCCGTTCGGCGCGGCGAGCCTGAGCGAGCGCGGCGATGATCGGGTTCACGAACTCGGCCGCGATGGCATGCACGGCCGACGGCGCGAGCTTGGCTCGCGCCTCGACATCGCTAGGGGCCGCAAGTTGAGAGCGGACGACGTAGCCCAGCCTCACGCCCATCAAAAGCTCCACGTCGTCGCAGGCCGGCATCCCGACGACGCGCAGGCGTTCGCCGTATTCGCGGGCGAGGGGCGGGAGCGAGTCCCGGCACTCGAACCCGAGCGCGCCACCGTAGCCGAATGAGCGCCAGTCACCGTCGCACAGGCCGAACACGGCGCGAGCGGTGCGTGCCGTTCCGTGCCGATTGAGCAAGCGCGCCAGAGCGTCTAGCGACTTTGGCAGGGCGTTCGCGTGGCCGGCGATGTCCCGCTCGTCGGGGTACCACTCCGGCATGGTCGCAAGCGCACGCGCAGGCGCGACGAAGTAGCGCGTGCGATCCGATGTGCCCGCCGGGTTTAGCTCGGTTAGCTCATCTTCCCCACGGTGAAGGAACACCGCGACCAAGACGCCCCGCGACGCCGCCGCCAGCGTACGGAGAACCATAGCCGCCGCGCGACGTTGGGTATCAATGCGACGCTCGCCGCCGGGCGGATGCCGCCGCATCGAGCCCGATACGTCTAGGGACAGGCCGACGAGCAGTTCCCCGCGCCGGCCATCGGTGGCAGCCGACCACGGGCGATCGGGCCAGCGGCCGGCCGCGATGTCGTAGAGCGCATCATCACGAACGCTATGCCCGGCATCGGCCGCGCAGTCTCGGCCGAACGTCCGCGACTGTAGCGCGGCTAGAAGGCCAGGGTGAAGGTGCGCGTCCACGCCCGTCTTGTGCTCGGGCGCGGCGGGTGGCTCGTGCCCGCCCCCCGGCTCGGTGCCGGGCGCAAGCGCAGGCGCAGGCGTCGCACCCGGCGCGGATGCTGCGCCCGCGCTGGGCCGGGGCCACTCGGGGAGTTCGATTGCGTAGACCGATCGCACGCGAGCCCGCCACGCGCCCCACCCGGAGCCCATAGCATCCGCGAGGATTTGCGCCGCCTCGCAGCCGGCTAAGCTCGCGCGCGTCTTGCCGTCCGTCATGGGTCCGTGCCACATGAGTAGCAGCGCCTCGTAGGCGCTGTTCGAGCCCAGGCTCCAATAGGCCGGATCCACACGCGCACGCGCAACGGCCGAACCGGCCACGCTTAGCAGGAGCTTCCAGCCCGGTGAGTAGTCCGCGCTCACTACGCCTTCTCCAGCATCGTTAGCCCATCGGCGCGAACGCTGGCCGGCGCGGCGTCCAGTAGCGCGAGCCGCCACGCGCCGGCCTCGTCGAGTCCGAGCGCAGTCCGCGCGCGTAGCGCGGTCGTCAGCGTGCGGAGCGATATTGGATGCTGCGCCGCGTGTGGCGTAGCGCGCCACTTAGCCGTGAACGCGACCGCCTTCGTGATGGCATCGGCATCGTAGCCGGCCACCGTGAGAGCCGCCGCCTCGGCCTTCGGATCGTAAGCGGCGCGCACGACGGCGAGACGTTGCACGAGCGCGATTGAGAGCGCGGCTTGAGCGTGTGTATAGCCCCCGTCGCCGTCAGCGCCGAGCGAGTTGCAGGTCGCGGCGATCTGGAAGCCATCGGCCGGCGCGATCGAACGGCCAAGCTCGGGGACGTACAGCGGCGAGCCGTCCAGTACGGTGTAGACGCACGCGGCCAACGAAGGATCAAGCGCGTCGATCTCGTCGAGTAGGAGAACCGCGCCGGCCAGCATCGCGCGCGGGAGCGCGCCCCAAGTCCAGCGCGTCACGGTGGCGTCGCCATCGCGCGCAAGCCCCTGGGCCACGACGAGGGAACGGTACGACGACCCGAGCGAGCAGCCGTATTGCACCGCGCGCCGTTGCACGCGGGCGAGTTCTTGCGCGAGGACGTAGGTTTTCCCCGCGCCGCTTGGCCCAGCGACGATAAGGTGGAGCCCCGCAGCGAGCGCAGCGCGGATCGGCTGAGCGTGAGCCGGCGGGCTGTAGCGAGCGTCCAGCGCCGGGATGTCGGGAAGCTCGCTTGCCCCGTTCGCCGCCGCTTCCGTCGCGGCGTCGATCCACGGTCGGCCTAGGAGCGCCCGCGCGGCCTCGTCCACCGCGCGGGCGACCAATGCGGGATCGGGCTTCGCAGCGGCCACGAGCCGAGTAACGGCATCATCGGCCGCGCCGCGCAGGACAGCCGCCGCCACGTCGGACGACGCCCAGCGCTCGGCCGCCTCCGTCTGCGCCCGCGCGGTTGCGATACCGGCGAGACGACGCACGCGCCGGGCGATGGCCGCCTCGGCCAGCGCCTCGACGCGCCGGATGCTTCCCTCGGAACCGATCTCAGCGCGCACGCGAGCCGCGACGCCCGCGTCATGGCACCGCAAGCAAGACACTTCGCGCGAGCGCGGCGAGAAACGGGCCAGCCCGTCGGCCAGCGAGCCGCCGCACGCGGCGCACCGCTTCTCGGCTCGTGCCTCGTCAGCGTCCACGGTGCGGGGGGCGTCCGTCCGTTGCGCGTCCACTAGGCCACCTCCGGCGCGAAACGCGCGCGTAGCTCGGGGTCGTGCCACACCGGATCACCGGCCGGCACGGCGTCTAGCGCCGCCCGCTCGGCGTCCGGTGTCTCCGGGTGCCAGTAGTGGGCGACGAGCGAGCCGGCCGCCGCCAGCCCGCGAGACACATCCTCATCACCGCCGGCCGCCTCGGCCGCGCGCCGAAAGACCTCCGCGATGTCGCCTCGAAGCGGCTCCGCGACGGCGAGAACGATTGCCGCGTTGTACTCCACGGCCGCGAACGTCACGCCGGCCCATAGCGCGCTGACGCCTTCGTGACGTTCCAGTCCCGACGACCGAGTAATCACGACGGTCGATTCCCGACGCTCGGCGTCTCGGTGAGCCTGCCAGCGAATCGCGTGAACCGTTAGCGTCGCGGCCAGCGCCGCGCGGTCGATCGGCTCGACCGGATACGATCCATTGGCGCGGCCGGCGCGGCGGCCCATGCGTACGCAAATACCGCGAACCGGGAGCGCCTTCGGGGGGGCCATCCAGCCGGTAGCGGAGCCGGAGCAAGACGCTTCGACGGCGGCGAAAAACCGCGCTATCGCGTCCTTCGTTTGGTCTTGGTCACGCTTGCGCCCGTTGCGGTCGGCGAGATCGACGCCCAAGACGCCGGCCCCGATCGTACACGCCCCGTCATGCTTGGCAACGACGCGGCCATGATCGACGAGCGACGGCAGGGCGGGCAGCGACAGCGGCACGCCGCCACGCGCGAGCCGAACGGCCGAGAGGAGCGCCGGGAACTCCATGCGGAGACGGCCCCCGACGTAGAAGCCGCAGGCGTCGCCCGGATCCTCCGGCCGCGCGCTGAGGAGCGCACGCCAGCCGGCGCCAAGGCCGGGGAGCGCGTAGAGCGCGCCGCGTTCCTCGTAGGAGTGGCGCAGATCGGGCGGGATGTCGCCGGCCTCGTCAGCCGGCAGGACCGAGTAGGGTTGCGGTTGCATGTTGGTAGCGGTTGCGTTGGTAGTGGGGCCGTCGGGTCCAATGTTCGCCAGCGCGGTGACTCCCGACGGCCCCGAGAGAGAAACAGTCCCGCGCACGCGTGTATTACTTCGGCACGCTTGCGGTCGCGTCAACCGGAAAACCTGCACGCTTGCATCGGGACGAGCCTAAACCGCTAGTAGATAAGGGTTTACGGCACGCCAGAAAAACCGAGACGCCGCTTGCAGCAAGCCAGCGGGCGCGGCTACCATTTGCGCCGTCACATGCCGGCTCCCACACTCACCCGCGACGCTTGGCTAGCCGCCCGCGCCCCCTGTATCGGCGCGTCTGATTGCGCCGCTGCGCTCGGATGCTCGGAGTACCGCTCCCCGCTAGAGCTTGCCGCCCGCCTCGCCGGCCTGAAAGAAGATGCCGAACAGGCCGCCACCGCTCCCAGCGAAGCGGCCGAGCTTGGCCTACTGTTCGAGGACGACATCTTGCAGGTGGCGATGCGCCGCAACGGCTGGCGGCTCCTGGGGAAAGAGCAGGCCGAACAGGCCCTAGGACCGCTGGCCGAGCCGATCGGCTGGGTGGAGGGCCGGCAACTCTTCGCCCGCAGCGTCCACAACCCCTGGATGACCTGCACCTACGACGCGATCGTGCAGGCCCAAAACGGGCAGACCATCTACCTCGACGCGAAGCTGACCGGCGGGCACAACTGGGACAACGGCCCGATCATGGACGCCTTGCTACAGGTGCAGCACGGCCTCATGGTCGGGCCTGGGCTCAGCGAGGGGGCCATCGCCGTCTGCGTCCGAGGCACGCAGATCGTGACGCATCAGGTGGCGAAAAACCCCGATTTGCAGGCCCTCATCGACTCCGGCCTGGCCGCGTACATGCAGGCCATCCTGGACAAGCGGCTCCCCGACAATCACCGCGCAGGCCCAGCAAACAGCCGCGCGAAGGCCATCGCCCTCCTCTACCCGAAGGACACCGGCGACCTGGTGCCGCTGGGCGAGCAGGGCGCGGACATCCACGGGCGCATCGTGGCCCTGAGCGCCAAGGCAGCAGAGATTCGAGAGGAGCTTGACGAGCTACACGACAGGCTCAAGCTCACGATCGGCAAAGCAAGCTACGGCGTGCTGCCCGACGGCTCCGGCTACTCCATGCTCACCAAGTACGCGCAGCCATACGCCGTCAAGGGCGGGTGGAAGCGCAAACTTGTCTTCACCCACAAGATTCCAACAGCGACCAAAACATGAGCACCGACACCGGGCCTCAACAGCAAGAGTTCATCGTCACGCCGGTTGGCACCGCCGAGCCGGCAACCACGCAGATCAGAACAGAGGCGGCCAAAACAACCCAGCCGGCGAAGGCCGCGCCGCCCAGCGCAACGAGCGAGATCACCCGCATCCAGAGAGACATGGAGGCGATGATCCCGCAGTTCAAGATGGCCCTCCCACACCAGATTTCAGCCGAGAGATTCATGCGAATCGCACTGACCGCCGTGCGCCGCAACCCCGCACTTCTCAAGTGCGAGCGGGCCAGCTTCCTCGGCGCGCTGATGACCTCGGCGCAGATCGGCCTGGAGCCAGACAGCGGCCCGCTGGGCCACGCCTACCTTGTCCCCTATACCAACAGGAAGAAGGGGATCGTCGAATGCCAGCTCATCATCGGCTATCGCGGCTACGCCGAGCTGGCCTGGCGTTCAGGCCGCATCGGCTACATGGACGCGGCACCCGTCTTCGAGGCCGACATCTTCGAGTACGAGCGCGGCATGCAGCCCAAGCTGCGGCACGTCCCGGCAGAGACAGACGACCGTGGGGAACTGCGCGGCGCGTACGCCGTGGCAGAAGTCCTCGGCTCCAGCCGCATGATGTGTGCGTACCTAACGCGCAAGCAGATCGAGGAGCGCCGATCGCACTCGTCCAGCGCACGCAGCGAATACAGCCCGTGGACCACGGACTACCCGGCCATGGCCACCAAGTCCGCCTTCCGCGCTCTGTCGCCGTGGCTGCCGAAATCGTCCGACGACCGCATGAGCCGGGCGCTGGCATCGGATGATGCCGACGCCGAGCTGCCGCCCATCCAGTTCCCGCAGATCGCTCCTGCTAGCGAGACCGCCAAGGAGTGACCGGCATGCCTACGATCCCCAGCACGCAACAAACACTCGCCCGCTGCCCGCATTGTGGGGCACGGATCGGCGCTCACTTGGGGCGCGGCATTCCGCACTCTGAGGGCGGCACCAGGAAAACCACGGTCCTCGGCCGCGCTGTGCGCGAAGCGCGCCTAAAGCAAGGCTACCTCCAGACCAGGCTCGCCGAGCGCGTGGGCATCACGCGCCAAGCTCTCTCGCGCATCGAGCTTGGCATGAACAGACCATCTCAAAGGGTATTCGCCGCCTTGGAAGAAATCCTGGGCAAGCGATTGCCCTCGAAAAACTCAGACACTACCGCAACCAACACAAACAACTGATTCACATGCCTTCTATCCTCAGAACTCTCCCTCTCCGCAAGAACGGCGTCTCCGTGCAACTGGAGACCGTCACGCCCAGCATGGCGAAAAAGTGGCTGGAACTCGGAACGGGCCACAACGTCCGCCGTCTGAACAGGGCGCGCGTTGTCCGTTACGCCACGGCCATCAGCAACGGAGCCTGGGACACGAACGGCGAAAGCATCAAGTTCGATGCTGCCGGCGCTCTCATCGACGGCCAGCACCGCCTCGCCGGGTGCGTGGAGGCCGGCAAGCCCTTCACCACCGTCGTCATGCGGGGCGTGTCCAGCATGGTCAACATCGACAGCGGCATGCCGCGCTCGCTGCAACAACTCGTCAGCCATGAGATCGGCGGCGACGCACTCCCGAACGTCTCCATGGCGGTCCGCATCTACGCCAACTGGGAGGCCGGCGGACGTACCCCGGCGACCCTGATGATCGGCCCTGGCAGCCGTGCCGGTGACCGCAGCCACTACCTTTCGGTGCTGGCACAGCACGAGGGCCTGGTGCTGCTCACTCGCAACATCAGCAAGCGAGCCGCCTTGTCGCACATCCCGATCTTCCCGTGGGCGCTGGCCTTCACGGCGTATGCCGGAAAGCGCGCGCTCCCGCATGCGGCGGACGAGTATTTCGTCGCGGTCGTTCTCGGTGAGGGCAACGACTCGGACGAAAAGAACCCGCTCATGGCTCTGCGCCGCCACCTGCTCCACATCCCGAAGGCTTCTCGCATCAGCACGATCGGTCGGTTCGAGACCGTTTTCCTGATGGTGCGTGCGTGGAACCTGTGGAATCAAGGAGCGCGTCGCTCCAGCATCCGTGGGACCGTCGGCGGCCCCATGGGTCGCGGACGCCGCCGCTCCTACAAGGACGGAGAGCAAATCTACACGGAGAGCCCGAAGCTCCCCGAGTTCTACACCGGCGCTGGGCAAACGGAGGATCTGGAGTGAAGTATATCCGCTACAGCGACGTTCTTTTGCTTGCTTCCGAGTTGGCGAGGAACGGCAAGCACTGGAACAACTCAACCATCAACAACACACGACTCCAATGAAGTACCTTGCGCGCCCGCTGACGGTCGTCAGTTACGGGGGCGGGGTCAACTCCGCCGCGATGGTCGTCGGGCTGCTCGCGCGCGGCGAGCGGCCCGACGCCATTCTGTTCGCGGACACCCGCGGCGAGAAGCCAGGGACTTACGCGCACATCGACGATCATGTGAAGCCGTGGCTGCGCGAGCGCGGATGCGAGCTGACCATTGTGTGCCGAGCCGACTTCGGTCGCGGAAGCACTGGCGACGCGTCGCTGGAAGCCGAGTGCCTGCGTTTGGAACTTCTGCCGAGCCGTGCATACGGTCTCGGCACCTGCGCGATCAAATGGAAGATCGACCCGCAACACTGGTGGTGCCAGAAGTGGCAACCAGCCATTGATGCGTGGGCACGCGGGGAGCCAGTTACGCGCTGCATCGGGTACGACGCTGGCGAAGAACGCCGCGTGAAGCCGAGCGGCGACAGGTGGTACGCCATCAGACATCCACTGATCGAGTGGGGTTGGGACCGCGACCGCTGTGTTGCAGAGGTTGAAAAGGCCGGGCTACCCGTGCCGCCGAAATCGGCCTGTTTTTACTGTCCATCGTCGCGGAAGGCCGAGATCATGCGCCTGGCCGTGGAGCATCCGGACCTGTTCGAGCGCGCGCAGCAGATGGAGGACCGCGCGCTCGCGAGTGGGACTTGTGGCCTGCGCGGACTCGGCCGCCGATTTTCCTGGCGCGAGCTGGTCGAAGCGAACGACCGGTCGCTGTTCCCCGAGCGCCCCGTCGAGGGCTGCGTCGTCTGCGCGGACGGGGAGATCCCTGATCCACCCAAGTCGGACACGCCGATCGAACTGGCGCTGCTCGAAATCGCTCCGGCCAAGCTCGGCTGCGCCAGTTGCAAGAGTGTCGCCGGATCCGACTCGTCGTGGTCGATAGCGGGCGCTCCCGGAAAGTGGGTGCATCGCTGCCACGGCATCAACCCGAGTGCCGGCCTGTTCGATATGTCGATCGGCGACCTCGCGCGCAAGCTCCGCCTCTGCGGCACGGCGCTCGCGCTCGCGTTGCTCCCGGCGCTGGCCTCGGCGATCGACTGGCAGTGCAAGCGCAAGACCGGGTGCGACGCCGTGATCTACAAGGACGGCGAGCCGGTGACCAAGCACTTCGACTTCGGCGACGTTGCGAGCGATCGTGCCGGGTGGCTCATCAACCCGGCTGACGGCTGGGTGCAAGTCAACAGCGTAGACGGCCTGCTCGCGGCCGGCGTGCCGGTGGACGCCATCCCCAGTGTGGTTGGGCTCGGAGGGGTCGCGCCGTGACATACGACGAGGTCATGCGCCGCTGCCTTATGTGCGCGACACCTGAGCAGATCAGACGCGCGAAGAGGCGGTTGCGTGCCGGAGTCGGCATCTTCGCCGGCAAGAATGCTGTCAAATGGCAGGGCAAGTGGCGTGGGAAACAGTTCGCCTGACCTGCGGCTCTGATGAGCAGCAGTGTGCTGCGACCGCATCCAGCAAAAGGATGGACGCCGCCCGACCCGTCCGATATGAGGTCGATTATCAGAGTGTTCAGAGACAAAGCATCCGTGATGGGCGAGAGCTACACGGACGCCCTGTACGCGCTGTCGCCCGGCCGCGTCCGGCAGATCATCATGTCCCTCAGGCCAGAAAAGCAGAAAGCATGATCCCCGAGAGCGAGTGGCGCTGGTTCGGCTGGGCGCGGCACCTTATCGTTGGGCGCGATTGTCGCTTCCATCTGGCCACGGAGGTCGGCGACTATCTGATCTCCACTGTAGGCGACTACCTACCGGACGAGCCTATCCGTGAGATTTTGGCAAAAGTCCGTGGCGTTGTGCTGGAAGGCACGGGCGACGATCGCCGCGCCGACTACATGAAAAAGATCGGCTACGAGGAGATCGGGTGCGACCGCATGTACGAGACGATGGTGTTCAAGCTCAGCCAAGGGCCGTGCGGATGCGGCGAGGGGTGCGGCGCGCGCGAGATCGCCGAGTGGTGCGAGGTTGATTTTGCTAGGGCCAACACGCAGCGCGAAGCCACGGACGCGCACATGGAGCTGTGCCGCAAGTACGCGGCGGGAGTGCAGGAGCCCAAGCCGTGACCGCAGCCAGCGTGACCGTCCACGAGATCCTGGACAAGCTGCAGGAGCGCTGCACCGCCACGGCCTTTGCTGCCATAAAGAACAAGGGCTCGGGCTGGTATGCGAAATGGCACGACGCCAGTACCAACTGCCGGGCGCTCGATCGCATCCAAGCAGAAATCGACCCCGGGCTGACCGTCGCCGACCTGTTGAACGGCCCACCGAAGGAGCAAGCCAAGTGACCATCATCGCCAAGCTCCGCACGCTCTCCGTCCCCGACCTCTACATCTTCCCCGTGCGCGGGTTGCTGCCGATCCCGCCCGGCTTCCAGTTCGGCACGCAACCGATCAAGCTCGTGCATCCGCTCACCGGCTACCACATGCCGACGCAGGTAGAGCTGGTCGCGCGTCACTCTGGAGGCGGCGCTGCCGTCGTGGAAGTGATTGGCCAGTGCGAGCGAGGCGCGCTCGTTGCCGGCCAACCCGCAGAGTTCCCGATCGAGCTTGGCGAACCGCCGCCGCTGTCGGCAAGCAAGGCGATCCCAGGCTCCACCGTCGCCCTCGTGCTGCCCGGCGGCCTGGAGCTGGATATGGACGGCCAGCTTACGCCGCTCTCGGTCATGGCAGGCCACGCGCTGCGCTGGCACCGTGGCAAGCCGCTTCCCGGCAATCTGATGGCGACGATCGAGCTTGCCGGAACCATCGGGCAGGGAGGGTTCCATGCGTGGCTCACCGGCTGGGCCGGCGTCGAGGCGCTGGACCTCGACATCGTGATCCACAACGGGCGAGTGAACGCGCCGAAGGCGTGGATGGACTTCTCGAAGCTCTCGCTGGTCGTCCCAATCGCGCTCGGTCCGTGGAAAGCGAGTCTCGTTTGGCCGGTGCCACAGGCCGAGGGCTATGTGCCGTGGGCAGGCGAGGGAACCGCATCGACCATGGATCTGGTGCCACCGAACTTCGATCACTCAATCCCGCCGCGCGGCGAGCACCACATCCGAATCAGACTCCGGCGGTACAACGCCGCCGGCATCGCCCCGCCAGAACAGATCGAAGCCTGGTGCGTGCCTGTCGATGGCGAGAATCTCCTGTGCTGGCAGCGCCAGGGATCGAGCTACCTCGGCCTCGGTCGGCCGCTTCCGCACGATGTCGGACAGCCCTTGGGCTACAACAACTATGACGGCGAACTCGACACGCTGCACTCTCAGCTCGCTGACGGCAAAGCACTTATGGGCGGAAGCGGGCTCAACGTGCCGAGCACCGTGGCCTCTGGCTGGCACCACACGGCAGGCGGAACCTACGGTGGGCAGACCGGCGGCGTCTGGATCGACCAAGTGCCCGGCGTGGACGTGGCGCTCTCCGGCGACCGCGCAGCGATCGAGGTCTCGCGCATCTACCTGCGCGCGGTCGCCAATCGCCAGCGCCAGGCACTCTACGAGAGCGACGGCTTGCCGACCGACGGGCTCTTTGCGTTGTACCAGGCCGAGAGCACGCAGTTCGCCTTCGATACGAACTTCATCAAGGACGACCCCTGGGGATACACCAAGGTCCTCAAGCTGGCGAACCCGACGGCGCACCAGGCGCACGTCGATTCGTTCGCGCCGCTCGACGGGCAGCACCTGATCCGCGCGACTCGCAACGCGAAGGTGCTGGTCTGGCTCGACAACGACCCGATCGCGCGGCGCTTCTTGGACATGGCCGCCGAGTGGCAGCTAATGATCTACGGGAGCGGCGCAACAGACGGCCTCACGTTCAGCGACGGCTCGCGGCTGGCCCAGCTCGTCGAGCGCGCGATACAGTGGCCTGCCAGCGGCACGCCGCTCGGGCGCGGCGAAGCCTGGGGCATCGACGCGATCTGCGCGGCGTACGCCACTGGCAGCGACAAACTGAGACAGCGCGTGCTGCCGGTGCTCAAGAAGTGGCTGGACGTGCTCGCAACCTCGCAGACTCCGATCGGAGCGTGGCAGGCCGAATCGAGCGGCAAGACCGTGCAGGAGATTCAGGCCAAGCTCCCGACGGTAGCCGTCAGCCAGGCGATTGAGTTCGGGATCACGGCTCATGCGGTTCGCGCACTGATGGCCGCGCTCGGCGTGACGTATGAGCCGCTTGTTGGAGACGCGGCCACAGGTCTCGTCGAGCACCTGTGGCCCGTCGGTGCCGGCGCCCCGCATCAGAAGTTCGCCACGGCCGAGGGCGTCGTCAACGCTGGCCTGCTCGGCCCGCCGTGGGCCGGTCTCCAGCCGCCGCTGCCCGACGGAGCGACCTACTCCGACTACGGCGGCGACGCCTTCCAGGTGCTCGGGCTGCTGGCCCTGGTGGCCACGACGCCGGCCGGCAGGCTGCGCGTGCGCTGGCTGCTCGGCCTGCCTGAGACGGCGACCGACGCCGAAGCGCTGGCCGCGCTGCGCGCGAGCAAGACCTACGGACCAAGCCTCAGCGCGCCGCTGATCCGGGCGCTGGAGGATGCGACCAAGTAACAGGCACAGCAACACAGGAAACACAATGGCCAAGAAGAAGATCAGCAGCAAGATGCGGTCTATTGTCCACAAACCGTGCGAATGCGATGGATGCGAGGCTTGTGGAGGCTCGTGCGACATTAGCGCCAACACCAAGCTGCGGAATGCAGAAACTGGCACATGGCACTTCTACTGTCCTGGTTGCGCCGCCAGCGCAATAGACGACGACCCGCACGTTGAGGAGTATACCTCGTGAGCGCCGGGACGCCGGCACCAAATACCACACACCACTACGGGGGCCACAAATGAGCATGACCGCTACAACCGCAGCCAGCCGCCGCGCATGGAGAGCGTGGCGGCAGCGCAAGATCGACGCTGGCCTGTGTATTCGGTGCGGAACACGCAAGGCGCTCTCTATGCGGCAGAGATGCCGTAGATGCACGGCGAAGGACAAGCAGCGCTACACAGAGCGCTGGGACAACCTTCGACATGCCGGGCTATGCGTAACCTGCGGAAGGCGCAAGCTGGCGACGAAAAATCACTGCCTCAAGTGCGCGCGAAAGATAAACGCGGCCGTTGCGGCGGGTAACAAGCGCGCGCTCGCCGCCGGCCTCTGTATCTCGTGCCGCAAGCGCAGGCTGGCGACGAAATACAAATGCGAGAGATGCCGCGTCCGTGCGTGCGAGGCAGCGCGCTACCGCTATCACGTACTGCTGAGACGCAAACGATGACCACCGTGGCCATCCTCTACGCCGGCTGCGAGATCGCGGCCGACATCGAGCCGGGCCGGCGTGGCAACACCAGCGGGCCGGCCGACACCTGGGTCGAGCCCGAGGGGCCGACCGTCGGCGAGTACCGTTTGCTCAGCATCGACCACGATGCCTGGAAGGAGTGGTGGTGGGAGAACCAGATCGAGGGCGTCACGCTGCTGCGGCCCGTGAGCCCGAAGGCGATCCTGCACTACCTGTCTAATGACCGAGCGCAGCAGATCGACAAGCTGCTGCTGGACGAGTGGGAACGCCAGGAACGCCAGCGGAAGTATTCGTGACCTCCCCCACCCAGCGCACGCTCGCCGAACTCCGCAAGCGCGGCTACCTGGCCGGCGTCGTCGAGAAGTGGAACCAGTACGCGCGCGTGCGCCAGGACCTATGGGGATGGGTAGACATCGTGGCCCTGCATCCCGGCACAGAGGAACTGCTGTTCATTCAGACCACGAGCACGTCGAACGCGGCCGCCAGGGTTGACAAGATACTGAAATGGCCTGGGACCCCGGCTCTGATCGCGCTGGGCACGAAGCGATCGGTGGAAGTCTGGAGCTGGCGCAAGGTTGTGAGTTCAAGCAAGAAGGGCAAGCGCGACGGCCAGGAGCGGCGCAAGGTGTGGGAGGTCAAGATCGACCGCGTGATGTCTAGCAGTTCGCTGGAAACTGCTGCATCGCCTGGCTGACGGCGCGGCGGTATCTGTTCTCGCAGTCCTCGGCCGACTCGCCGGGAAGACACTCGATGCAGACCTGCACGATGATCTGCTGGCCGCTCGGCAGCTCGTGGCACCAGGGATCGCTCAGGTGGTCGCAGGCCATCAGCGACTCCCGCGCTCGCGCGCCTCGGCGGTCGCCAGGTCCACCAGGAAGCGCACGCGCGCGTCGAACTCGCTGGCCTGCTCGCCGCGCCTGCGCTCCACCGAGACCTCCCACGCGCCGCCAGGATCGCTCGCCTTCCAGTGCTCGCCGGTGCCGTTGGCCGGCTCGGTGACGACGTAGCTGGTCACCTGCTCCATCCTCCAGACCATCCAGCACATGAGCAGGACGGTGATGACCGCTGCGGTCGCGGTGACGATCGAGAGGGTGCGAGACATGCGAGCATCGTCCCCTCCTAGTCCACGGGTGGGACCTGCAACTCTGGATTCTGGGCGCGGAGCAGCGCGGCCCACGATCGCTGCTCGTGCATGGTCCAGCGATCTCTGTTCGAGGCGTCCACGTTCTTGCGTAGCTCGGCGATGTCCCAGCTCAACGTCTGTATCTGGTCGCCGATCTCGTCGCGGAAGTCAGCGAAGAACACGGTCGCGCGCCAGGTGAACGCAACGACCGGCCCGAGGGTAAGCATCACGACGCCGACTGGCACCAGTACCGTCCGGTCGAGCACGAACCTCTTGCTGTCGTCGGGCATGGCTACTCCAGGATCATCCACACGCCAGCGAAGATGCCGAGCACGATGAAGCCGCAGAGCATGAACGTCAGCGCGTCGCGGTCATGGTGGGACGCCTTGGACCACGAGCGCCTGAACTGCGCGCGGATGCTGCGCTCCTGCTCCGCCTGCTCGGGCGAGCGGTAGGCGCAGTCGGCGGAATCCCAGCGAGAGGTCAACTGGTTGGCTCCTTTTGGCCAGTGATGATGGCCGGTCCGGTAGAGGCAACGAAGTCTCTGAACGTCGCTATCCCGGTGCCCGTGCTGACCGCAGGCGCCCTCTTACCGGCCCGTCTGCTGGCCAGCGCGCCGATCAGTTCGTAGAGCAGATGGATGCCGACAAACAAGGCGCAGCCTAGCAGCGCCCCCAAGAGCTGACCTGCGACAGCGCTCACTGGGGCGTCTCCGCCTTCTTCTTCTTGTTGGCCAGCGCGCCGATCAGCCCGGCGATCACCTGAGCACCGAGCATCGAGAGGCCGGGCGGCAGGCCAAGCAACGAGCCAGCCGCACCGGCCGCGCCTTGGACCAGCACTTCGCCCTTGGTGGGGATGTGCGTGGGGTCTGCGGCCCCAGGCGCCACGGTCACCGTTGCCCCGCCAGGCAACTCAGTGGTCACCGGCTCGGTCGTGCCGGCCGGCGGCGTGTAGGTCACGGTGCCGCCAGAGCCATCGACCACGACCGGCTGGCCGGCGGTGGGCGGGGCCTCGTAGGCGGGCTCGCTGAGCAGTGCGCAGGCCGCCGCGCCGACGGCTGCGAGGCAGCCGCAGGGGATGAGCCAGTCGAAGTGTCGCAGTCTCATGCCTCACCACCTGACTTGGCGAACGTGCGTGCGATGGCGTAGCAGCAGGCGACGAGCGAGAGCCCGGCCAGCGCGACCATACGCACTCCGGGGTCCGGGTCCTCGACGCCGTAGCTGGCGACAACGACTGCGACGCCAGACGCGGTGACGAACTCCGTGGACTTCCATCCGGGTTTCATGTTTGGCCTCCTAGGAGAGCGTAATCAGACAGTTGACGTTGCGCACGATGTAGAACGCCGCGCCGCCCGTCAGGGCCAGGCGGTACTCTACGCGGTTCCGACGCCCACCACGGAAGCGGTAGTGCGCCTGGGCCGTGATGGTGTGCTTGAATGTGTACCCGATGCTGTCAGTGATCCAGTCCGTGCCCGTCTGGAGAGCGGCGTAGAAGGGCGGACTGGCGGCTGCGTTGCCCAGCAGCATGTAGACAGGCTCGGACGGGTCCGTGGCCATCGCGTCCCAGATGCGCAGCTCCCAGGAGGCGAAGCTGCTGGTGAACAGCGTGGCCTTGTCGGCGCTCTCCAGGCGGGCAAAGGTCGTCAGGTCCTCGCCGTCCAGAAGCGAGACGGCATCGGTAAGCCTCGCCACTACCCCACTGGCCTGCAGTGCGCCGGTCATTGGCTAGCTCCAGTGCTGACGGTACCGCGCGCCCGCAGGCGCTCTCTGAGGCTGAGCTTGACGACCTCGGCCTGCTTGGACAGCTCTTTGGCGGTGGCTGACATGGCTTCGTCCAGGGCGCGCGACCGCGACTCTAGCGCCTTGAGAGCCGCCCTCGCAATAGAGGCCATCTGGAGCGTCATGCTGGCCCGCTTGTCCGTGGCCCAGGCGGCCGTTCTGAGCACGCTCAGGCTGGCGATGGCGGTCTTGGCGTCCTCAAGCATCAGCCGCTCTGCGCGCTCGCCTTCCGTCTCCTGGTGCAGATAGGAGTCCTGGCGCGCGTAGGCGTCCTCCAGCCGGTCGTAGAGCTTGGAGACCGAGTACGGCCGCGTCCCGGCCTCGCCGCCAACGCGCATGACCCGGCCCAGGATGGTGATGTCGGCCGGCTCCCACTGGCGCAGCTTGGAGTCGCCAGCGAGCACGTCGGCCAAACCGAGCGCGTCTGTCGCCACGCCACCAAAGACGTTCTTGATGAGGTGGTCTATGCGCAGCGGCGAGGCGTGCTCAGGGAAAGTCTTGCCCAGCCACACGGCCAGGCCGCTTGTGTATTCGTTGAACTGGCCTCCCGCCGGGCCAGTCTCCGTGAGCGCCCGTGGGACGATCGGGCGCTTGGTGTAGAGGTCCACGTTGCGCGCCTGCTCGTAGGCGATCTTGGCTGTGTGCGGTATCAGCGGCGGCGCCAAGCCAGCCATGCCAACGCCGATAGACCGCATGGCCAGCCCTTTGTCTTCCTTGTAGAGCGCGTCCAGGAGCATCAGCGGCATCATCACCAAGCATCCGATCTCCGGAGGGATCGGGATGCGCACGAGCTGTCTTGCCTTCTCGCCAGGCACGCGCACAGGGAACCAGATGTTCCGCATGCGCTCCTCGGGATCCAGCTCGTTCCACCAGTCGTCGTCTTTGTGCCGCCACCACAGGGCCACAACGAACGCCTGCATGGCGGCGACGCGAGCGGCGAACTGCGCCGGATCCCGCCGCGCTGCACGAACGAATGCGCGGACGCCCTGGATGGAGGGGTTGAAGAACGGGACGTACTGGTTCCACACGGCCCCGAGCCGGCCAGCGGCGGCGAAGTCAACGGTCACTTCGCGGCCGGCGAGCATGGCGTCGATCATCACGTCGAACGTCATCGGATCGCCCGGCTTCCATCCGTGCTGCTCAAGAGTCAGCCGCATTTCGAGCGCGCGCGGGACGTTCTCGCTGAACTGCAGCACGTCGCGCACGTAGTCGATGAACGCCTGGCACAGATGCGTCCACGAGCGCACTTCGAGCGCCTGTCGGGCCAGGGTCTTCGTCAGGCTGCGCGCGTAACTGCGGCTGTGAGGCAGGTCGCCACGCAGGCTGGTCGCCATCCCGATGCCCATGCGATCGTAAAGGTCCAGAATCTCGCTCTTGCCAATACGGCCGCGCGTTGCAGCGCGCACGAAGGCTCGTGGGTAGAGCCCCATGTACCAGCGGACCATGCGGAACAACTGGAAGATGTCGCCGCGCGTCGTCATGTAGAGCGTTAGCGCGTCGCGCAGCGGTCCCGTAACAAGCGCGAAGCTGGCCCGGAGGCCAGTGACACCGAGCTTGAACAGCGTTGCCGGGTGCTTCCACAGCCAGCGTATGATCCAGTGGACATCGGCAGGGTTGGCGCCCATCAGCGCTTCGAGCACGCCGGGGTCCACCTGATACATCTGGACTGCGCCATCGTCGCCGTAGCGGAACAGGATGGCTTCGCCAGTTTTGGCCTTGTAGAGCGGCGCGTGGAACGTGACGATCCGCGCCAGCGTCTTGCGCAACATCTGATCGACGTACGCCTTGATCTCATCCGCGCTCATGTCCTCTGTCACGCCATGGGCGATGGCTTGCTGGAGGATCTGCGCACGGATCTGCTCGATCGACTGGAGCGGCTCCAGGCCAGCGCGACGCAGTTCATCGTTCGCTGCTTCCAGGACATCCTCGATCGAGGCGTGATACGCCTCGGCGATCTCCGGGCTGACCGGCTCGATGATCGAGCCAGAGCGCGGAGTGCTGCGGCCCCATTCGAGCAGAGCCGTGATAACGGCCTCCCGGTGCGCGCGCTCCACCATGCGCTCCGTTTCGGCGACCAGCCCCTCAATCGGGTCCATCTTGAGCCTGCGCATGGACCCGTGTAGGTGGGCCACCAGCCCGCCGGGCTCGCCTCGGTAGTTGCGCGCCTCTTTCTCAAGCTCTGAGAACTCGCGCTGCAGAGAAATGTAGTTGCCGCCGGTCAGATCGTAGCCGAGTGCGGCGGCAGCCCTCGCCATGCGCTGCTCGCTCTCGCGGATGTTCTCAACGACGCTGGCGAACATGCTGCTTGCTTGAGCGCAGTAGTCGAGCAGCCCTTCGTGCCAGTCGTAGACGGCTGCGGCGATTTCAGCGAATGTCTTGTTGCCAGCCTTGGCTTCATGCAACTCGCCAAAGATCGTGCGCGCGTCATGGATGGTAAGCCCGGCGTCGCGTCCGCCTTCTGCGGCCAGCGCAATAGCGCGCCGCGCCCAAAGGTACAGCATGAACTCGCGCCCAAGGTCCGCGTCACGAACCGGCTTTAGGATTTCGCGCAGGCCGGGGTCGCCAGTGCCCTGCGCATTCAAGTCGATCATCCCTTTATCGACCATGTAGCGCGCGCGCTGGCGGTGCGACCCGCGAAACGCCTTGTATATCTCGTAGGGCCGCTTAGCTGCCCTGAGCGCCCAGCCGGTCTCGATCCAGTCCATCATAAAGCGGCGCAGCGCAGCCCTGGCTGAGAAGCGCCGCATGCGCTCAAGGAGCGTGTCCCAGGAGGCGATCGACTTCCCAGCGCGCTCCTGCGCGCCTTGCTTGCGCCAGGCCGTAGCACGAACGCGGGCGCGCTCGACGCGCCGCCCAAGCTCGGCGTTCTCCTTGAACAGCACGTCGCGCAACCAAGCAACAGCGTCCGGAGCGACCAGTTCCGGCTTGTCGGTGTTCAGGTAGTGCGCGAAAAACTCGGCCCATCCTTCGCGCACCTGGAGCCAGTGCTTAGCGTTCGGATAAAGCGCGAGCCCCAGCTTGTGAATCTGTTGAGCCGCCTTTGCGGTGACTTTCGGCGGCACCCACACGGGCGACTCGTCGCCAATCTTCCAGTTGTTGAGCGCGTCGTCGAGCGCGTGGCCGAGCTCGTGCGACGCCGTATACACGTCGTTGTGCCGACGCATACGCACGACCGCCCAGAGGAGCTTGAAGATGCCGAGGGCCTTGCGCGATCCCGGCCCGAGCCGGCCGTGCCGGATGGGCGTCTCGACACCATGCACGGCAGCGATGGCGTGGTTGATGGACGCGATCACGTCCCTTGCCGAGACAGGGCCGCCTTCGGGCATCTTCTCGGGCGCTTCGGCAACGCCGGCCAGGCCAGAGGCGATCGGCACGCCCTCGCCTGGGTGCGACATCCGGGGGCTGGCTTCTGCTGAGCGCCTTTGCTTTCTCTGCTCGACCTCCTCAATCGGGTTCTGGCTGGGCCGTCCCATGCGATCCGGGTGACCAGGAGGTAGGAAGCGCGCCATGGAGCCAGACACGCTGAGGCGCAGCGTGTCGATGACCTTCGATTCCGCGCCGTTGTCAGCCTCTTCGGTCTCTCCGTCGATCGCCGAGATCACGCCGGCAGGGTCGATCTGTTGCTCGCTACGCCCGGTCGCCACCTGGATGGCGCCGTCCTCGTCGAATGAGTAGTCACCGCTCACGGCTCCAGCGAGAGCCGAGTCCACGCCGCGCACGATGGCGCCCATGTCGCGCATGCGGGCAGCAATCCTGGGGCGCAGGGTCGCCTGCTCGAACGGCACCTGCTCAGCGACCAGCCACTCGACGTAGGCTTCGGACTGCATCCCGTAGCGACAAATGCGCGCGTTGACCTGCGCAGCGCCGGTCGCGGTCCACGGCAGGTTGATGTTCACCTGCCCGCGCGGCCTGTTGCCCACGGTGTCCTGGAGCGAGAGTCCGGTGCCTCCCTTGGCCATGGTGCAGATGAGCACCTTGAGCTTGCCGTCCAAGAACTCGCGCTTGGCGGCCGTCGCTTCGGCTGCCGACACAGCGCCGGTGTAGACGCCGCACTGCTGTCCGAACTTCGCCTGGATCATCTCCGCCGTGGAGGGCAGTTCCACGTCGATCCCGGCATCGTGGAACGCTTTGGCGATGGCGATGATGCTGGTTGCGAACGGCGGTGGGCCGGCTTCACGCCCAGCCTTCCACTCGTCGTACATGGCCCGCATTTGCGGGTATGTGTAGAGCGTGTCGCTCTTGATCTTGCCGCCGTGGTACTTCACCCAGCCGTCGGACAGGCGGAAGCGGCCAACGTGGCGGTCGGCTTTGGTCTCGACGAAGACGACGACCTGGCGCCCGGCGTCAAGGTGTGACTGGATTCGCTCCAGGGCCGCCTCGATCTTCGACGCCTCAAGAATGCGCTTGAGAAGCCCAGCGGCGTGCATGCGGATTGTGCGATTGTGGGAACCGGCGCCCGCCAGGGCCGCCTGGTAGGCGTCCGCCACGCGGTAATACAGGTCGAGCAACTCCGCGTTCGCTTTGACCGAGCGCAGCTCGCACGTCACCTTGTCTTTGGGGAGCCGCGCGTCGCGCTGGGTCATCAGAGCGCGGCGCGAGAACCAGTTGCGCGCTTGAGTAAGGAGCGTCCCCCGCACGCTGCCAAGCGGCCAATAGAGCGTGCCTTCGGTGCCAGAGGCATCAGATGGCTTCTTGCCGCCCTTCACCTTGGCGCCGAATGTCTTGGCCCACTCAACAAACCCGCCCGTATCTTCGCCCTCGAACACGCCGGTCGCGGCGAGGTAGCGGCACTGCACGGGGTTCTCGAACGGCGTGGCAGACGTGAACAGCGTGAAGCGCGCGTTGGCCATGAGCTTTTGAGCGGCAGCGCCCTGCGCCGACATCACGTTCTTGATGTTCTGAGACTCGTCGAAGATCACGACGGCGCCGGTAGCGTCGGGCACAGCGCCGGCTCCGAGCGCGTTGTATGTGACGAACTGGACGCCCTCCAGCCCGTAGTCGTTGAGGTCGCCCTTGATCTGCTCGATGAGGTCCTGGTTCATCGTCGCGTAGATGAACCGCTTTGCGCCGCGCTTGCGCATTTCGCGGATCGCTCCACCGAGAACGAACGTCTTTCCGGTGCCGGCCTCGTTGGCCAGCAGGAAGCACGCCTTCTGCTTCACGTAGCCGAAGACGGCCAGGGCAACGTCGCGCACTTGGTCGGCCAGCACGTCGGGCGGGATTCCGTGCTTTGCGCCGCGCATGATGAGCGCTTCGGTCTCGGGGGAGACGTACTCGCCGACATTGGCCGCCTGTAGGCGCTCGTCGTCACGGCGGCCGTCCTTGTCGCGCGCCCTGGCATACTTCTCTTGTTCGGCGCGCGCCTTGGAGGTTATGACCTCGCCTTCCGGCGTCACCTGGCCGCGCGCGATCAGCTCGCGGCCAATCCTGATGATGGGCGGCGTTTGGCCAAGAGCCTCGTTGGTATAGAAGACCCAGCGGCGCTGCTGGCTGTCCCAGCGCCCTCCGATGTCGCGCAGGAGATCACGAAACGGCTTGGTGTTGCCAGAGACGTACGACCAGCCCGAGTACGGGCCAGTTATCACCATGCCCGACGCACGGGTGGCTTTGGCCGCCTTCTCGTCGCCTTCCTTTTTCTGCTCCTCGGCGCGGCGCTCCTTGCGAAGCAAGTCTGCGATCTGGGCTGTCGGATCGTGCCCGGTCGTCAATCTGCGGAAGTGCTCGTTGCCGATGGTGTACGGCGGGAGCAGTCCGAGGCTGTTGAGTAGCGACTTGTTCTCGCTGAGCTTGCCCGTCACGGCGTAGAACTTGGCGCCGGACTTGGTGGTGCGCTCTACGACGCGCAATCCCTCGCTGGCCAGCAGCTTGGCGTCCTTCTCGTGCTGGCTCAAGCCTCCGCCTTCGTCGCCGGGCGCACCTTCTTCCGATGGCGTCTCTGACTCCTGCTCGTCCGGATCGCGGTCGTTGCGGTCAGCAAGATCGGATGGCGGCAGCCCATCGCTGATCTTCGCGCAGTCGGCCTCGCTGGTCATCTTGGAGCGCACCGCCGGCCCGACCATCCCGCGCGCCATCAGCCAGGCCGGCATCAGGTAGCGGTCGAGCTGAGCGCCGTACATGGCGCGGCACGCCTCGGTGAACTTGCGGAAGTCGCTCGTACCGCCGTCCACCGCCATGGCCCTGGCCAGCTCGGCGGCAGCAGCGATGAGTTCCGGGTCCCATTCCGTGTTGGCCGCTTCGGTCGCGGCCATGCCCAGCTCGGTTACGGCACTTTTGGTGGAGTCTGGCCCATCTCCGAGCTTCTTGACCTTCTTGGCTCTGCGGCGGCCTGTTTTGCCTTCCCGTACAGATTCGCCCGGCACACCGCCACCAGCGCCTTCTGCATCGCCTCGTTGAACGCGCGCGCTCGATGACCGGAACTGGGCGGTGAAGATTTCTTTGGCTCGTTCTTCAATCGACTTTCCTTCTGATCCGAAGATGTCCGTCTGACCGCTGGCAAGATCGTCGGCAGTCTGAGCCAACGCGCTCATCCTCGCCGCGAACGCGCCGGCCGTGTCGTCGCTCATGGCAATCGCAAGCTCGACCGCCATCCGGTCTTCCTGCCACGCCTCGGGCGTGATGCTCTGCTGGCTCACGGCTTGCTCGACGCTCGTGCCAGAACGGCGCGCGAACACCTGGGCGTCGAGCGAGTTCAGGAAGATCGTCGAGAACTCAGACCACCGCGACTTGAGGCGCACAAGGTACGGCAGGGCCTTGATGACCTGCTGGCGCGTCGCATCCGACATCTCCTCAAGGCGCCGCACATCGTTCACGACCGAGCCGAGCAGTGCCGATTCGATTGTCGCCTTGGCTGCCGCCGTCGGCTTCGGCGGCAGGCCGGCGCGCCCACTCGGCTCGATCATCGAAACGATGTCGGACTGATCGAGCACCCCGGATTGAACGAGGAGGATGGCGACGTTCTTCCATCCGGCCGGGTTGTTCAGCGTCTCCGCAAGCGTGCCGTCGCCGATTTCGGCGGACAACGCCGACGCAGCTTCGGCAGTCAGCTTGCGGCCACGCGACACGGCCTCGGTCGTCGCCGTCTTGGCCGTCGTCAGCGGCTTGTTCAGTTCGCGCGAGAGGCTGCCGGGCTCTCCCTCGCGGCCACGTTCGACGATGCGGACGAGCACGGGGTTGGCGATCCCTGCCGCTTGCGCCTCATCGACGCCGAACTGGGAGGCCACGGCCAGAGTCGATTCACGCAGCCGCGTCGCCTGTTCTTGGCCGCGCGAGTAGGCGAGCTGGACCGCCATCGAGCGCGCGTTGCCGCCGAGGACCACGCCGCCCTCCGTCACGATCGGCGGACCGTCCACGGCCGTCGGGGTGTCCGTGACGAGCAGGCTGGGCTTGGGGTTCCTGGCGATCGACTCCACGGTCTCCCGCGAAGCCGCGCCAGCCGTGGGGTCCTCGTAGGGCCGCTCGTTGATGTCGCCAGCCGGGTTGCGCCTGAACCCCTGGCGCGCGTCGTGAGAGGGCACGAGCGAGTCGGCCTCGACGATGGCATAGGTCACGGGCAGCGACCGATTCTCTGGCAGCTCAAGCGACGCCTGCCGACCGCGCGGCCCGGTGAGCTTGGCGCTTGCAGGAGCCGCAGCCGCAGCGGCCTCTGGCTCCTGCGGCGCTGGCGCAGCTTCCTCAACTGGCTGCGGCTGTTCGGCCGGCGCTTCTTCCTGTGTAGCAGCCGGCGCCTCCTGGGCGGCCGGCTCTGCGGCTGGCGTCGTCTCCGGCGCGGCTTCCGTCTCAGCCGCCGGCCGCTTCTTGCCCAAGAGCTTTTCCAGCCGCGCCCTGGCCTGCCGGACAGATTCAGGAACCTCTGGTTCGGCCTCGGGCTTCGCCTCTTCGGGCGCGGTCGGTGCCGGAGGAACTTCCTCCTCATCTTCTTCTTGTTGCTCCTCCTCTGGCGTAGGCGCAGGCGGCGTCTCCTCCTGCACGGGGGCCGGCTCGAAGTCCTCCGGATCGCCTTGCGGCGGCGCGGACTCCTCCGGCTTCTCGGGCTCCTTGGGCTTCTCGGGCTCCTTGGGCGTCTCGGGCTCCTTGGGCGTCTCGGGAGGCTCGGCGGCGGGCTCTGGCTCGACTGGCCCCTGCGGCTCCGGCGCAGCGCCCTCCTCCGGCGTAGGCTCGGGCGACGGCGTTGTGGGTTCCGCCGTAGTGGGAGCGGCCGGCGCGGGCTCTGGCGGGACGCCAGCTTTGGGCTGCGTGCCGCTGGGCGGTCGAGTCTTCTTCTTCGGAGCAAGGAGAATGTCCGCAACAGCCGCCGTGCCGCTGGGGAAGGCGAAGGCCGTTGCCATCACGGCCAACTCCCTTCTCGACGGGATGACCTTCTCCCAGCCCTGGAGACCGGCCGCTGCGCGCAGAAAATTGCTGAAAATCTCTTCGCCTATTTCCACAGCGATGCCGTGGTAGGCGAACTTGTTGAGCAGCACGTCGCCGATGATCCTGGAGGCGCTCTCCTTGCCGGCCTTGGCCATCGCCCAACGGATCACGTCGGATTGGAGCTTCGTGATCTTGTTCACGAACGGGATGTAGTCCGCTGCTCCGCCAGCGCGCTCGCCTAGGAACTCGATCGTCTGATTGAGCCAGGCGCGTGGAAGCTGCTCCAGGAATGTCGTGGTTTGGTTGGCCAGCGCGAAGTAGAAGGTATCGCCGTCGATGCCGGCCTCGCGGATCTCAGGGATCGTCGCTTCGAGCGCCTCGGGCATCCAACGACCAGTGACCGCCGCTGCGGCGGCGGAGTTCACTGTGGCACGCAAGGCCGCGTCGGCCGCTTTGAGGCTAGACTTTCCAGCTACATTCACCACCTCTTTTGCCGCAGCCTTCGTGATCCCGCTCGTGATGGCGTGCTCCACTCCCGCAGCTACAGCCTTGCGCTGGACAACCTTCTCTCCTGCGGCGAAACCGCCGGTTATCCAGATGTCGATGGCGAAGCCGGGCACCTCCAGGAGCACGTCGAGCACATCGTACCCGAACGATGTCGGCCGCCGCCGCTCGGCCATGAAGTCGGCCAGATTTTGTTCGTCTTCCGGTGTCCCCCTTCCCTGCTTCACGCGCTTGGCGCTCATCAGCGTGCTGCCCAGGCGGACGGTCGAAGCCGTGGCGCCGACCCAGAGTGGCAGGCGTTCCAGCGGCCGCTCGAACGCCTCGCCGATAGTCTTCGTCGGGTAGAACGAGCGGGGGACGCCGAGGTGGCCAGGCAGGCGGCGCTCCTCGGCGAGAGCGCCAAACACGCCTTCAAGCGGGTGCTTGGGTTTCCTAACGACGGCGAAGCCGGTTTCTTCTGGGCCAGCGTTGGCGCGGGCCACGATGCCAGCGATCTGCTTCTTGAGCGCGTCGTTCATTGATAGCGACCGATGCGCGACGCGCTAACGCTCTACATGACGACGCGCGGCGAAGTTTGAATGCCAGCGCGGCGGACTCGTCCTGTCAGGCGTGACTTTCTTGGGAGGCTGGTTGGCCCCCTGATTGTTCGTCTTGCGCGCCGCCTCATCCTCCTCGTCCAACGGCGCTCCGATGAGGCCAAGGAAACGGTGTCTCTCGTCCTCGGCTTCGGCTTCGGCGCGCTCTACGCCGCGCATGTATTCATCGAAGCGTCGCTCGATCTCGGCCTGGTCCACGCCTTTCAGCGCTTCCAGCAGGCGCTTCTCGCTCTCCGGATCGAGCATTTCGTTTTCGCCGAGCCCAAGCGCCTTGGTCACCGCGTCGATGTCTACGGTCTTCTTGTACGCATCGACCGCAGCGGCAATCTGATCGTTGCTCAGCGAGACCGGCTTGGATCCACTGGCCTCCGGCGGAGCCGGCGCGGTTTCTTTGTTGGGATCGAGCGGTGCCGGCAATCCGAGCGAGGCGGCGAGCTTGGCGGCCTCGTCGTAGAACGCGGACGGCCGCCCGGAGGGCTTGTAGAACCCGGTTGAGTCAGGCACCAACTTCTCTGGGTACAGCTTCTCCAAGACCTTGATGCCGGCGTCGTAGGCGTCCCAGCTCGCCTTGGTTTTGTCGGCTCCGAGCGGAGCCGCCTTCGTGCTCGGCGCGGGCAACAGCTCGTTGTAGACATCCTGGGCTCCGCGCGTGACCTCCTCGGGGCTGGAGAACGGCGTCATCAAGAAGCGCTGGTGCGCGACCGCGAAACGATCGAAGTTGCCGGCGGCTGCCAGCGGCCCGCCCATCTGTTGTAGGGCGACCGCCTGCTCCATCATGCGCTGGCCTTCCTCTTGCTGGCGCATCAGCGTCGCATTCTCTTTCGCCCGCGCATCGAGAAGGTCGTCTACCGCCTCCTGAACCACCTCGGTCGATGGGCGCTGCCGTCCACGGCGGTCAACGGCCGTGGGACCTTCCAGCATTTCGATGAGGCGAGTGCCGGTCTCCTGATCGACGGCAGGCTGCGCCCCCTCGGCCGTCGGCTGCATCAGCTTGGTGACGTTGCTGGCGAGCTGCTCGCGGCGGTACTGGGCCTTGTCGGCATCGAGGCCCTGTCGCATGCGGGCCAACTCCAGAGTGCGGCCCAGCGGATCCATGTCCTTCATCAGCCGGGTGGCTTCGCCGATCGACTCGCCCCACTTGCGCGAGAGAGACTCCGGCAGATCCGGCAGATCGCCAAAGGTCTGCAAGACTTCGCGGGCGAAGGCCGTGTCCTGCTGGTACTTGTCCGCGCTGGCCTCGCGCGCGCTCTCGGCCCGCTCGTCATCAACCTTCTGCCTGTCTAGATCAAGCTTCTCGCGCGCGATATCTTGGCCAGCGGCGACAGCGTTCTTCTCTTCCTCGTCCTTCTTGCGGCGTCGCTCCAACTCGCCGATGTCGAGCTTGGCCTTGGCAAGAGCCTCGGCCATGCGGCCAGCGGAGGCGATGCCCTCCATCCAGGGTGCCGGGTTGATCTTGAAAGGCATGGCCTATGTCTTCGCGGACGACGAAGAGGGCGTCTGCGCATTCGCGTTTGTCATTTTGCTGAGCATCAGCAGGTACGCCCAGGGCGAGAGGTCTGGCGTGGTCACGCTGTCGTCCACCTGGCTGATGAGGTCGATCATCGTGTTGCCGTATTGGCCAGCAACGTCGGCCTTCTTGCCGAGGATGTTGGCCAGCGCGGCGCTGGAGTTGCCGATGAGCTGGGCGCCGCCGAGCTTGGTCTGTGCCAGGGCCGAGGCGTGCGACGAGGAAATGTCAGCAACGGTGCGGGCCACGTCGGCGCTCATGCCGCGCAGCGCAGCGTCGTAGGCGCTGGTCCCCAGGCGGCCGGATCCAGCCATCCCGGCCTTGAGGCCACCAAGCGCTGATGCGAAGCCGGCGGCGGCATTGGAGACGGCTCCAGCCTGGCTCGCCCTGATGGCTGTCTCTGCGCCTGTCGCGGCCTTCTTGTTCTGCTCGTGCTGCAGCGTGGCGAGGCGCTGAGCTTCGGAGAACTGCACGTTCTGGATCGTTGACGTGCGCGCGGCCTGCGCCTTGGCTTGGCGCAGCCTCTTCTTCGCGGACGACGAAGAGGCGAGGCTGCTGAGCGCTCCGCTGGCAACCTGCGCACCGAGAAGTAGGGGCACCCATGCAACCATGGCTATAACCTCCGTCGGAAGATGGCCGTCACGCCAGCGCCGACGGTCGCCGTTCCGGTCACGAAGTACGAGACGATATCGTCCTTGGAGAAGTCAACCCGCAGGCCGCTGTTGTAGTAGAGCTGCTCTCCGCCGGCCAACTGGAACGTCGTTTTCGCCGATCCGTTGGCCCGCACTTCGTATGTCGGCGTGTCGCCTGGCGCTCCCTTTTGTGCGTAGACCTCGACCAGCGTGGCGTTGAACGGCAGCTTGTACCCCATGGTGGCCGACATGGTGAGCCCGCCGGGAATAGAGATGTACGCGTTGGTGACGCCGGAGGAGGCCGAGCCGGCAAGAGTGATCGTCCTGGCCGAGAGCCACTTGCCTAGCGCCTGGTGGTAGATGCCAAGCTCCTGGAGCTGGCTGAACCAGTAGAGCGCTCCGTCGGGCGGCGCGGCCGGCGCCAACGCGCCAGACTGCTCGCCAATGCGTAGGTTGCGCAGCCCCCACAGCGCTGCCTGGCTGCGGTTCATTAGAACCAGCCCCCGTAGGCGAAGACCCGGAACGTTTCTCCGATAGCGGTCGTGACCCGCAACTGGTCGCCGACCTCCAAGATGAGAACGCGGCCGTTGCTTTCAGACGTGGCGCAGGTGTTGGGCAGCGTGAGCCAGGAGCCTTCCCAGGTCTGCACGGTCGAAGACGGCGCCGCTACTGCAGTGACGCTGATCTCGCCAAGCAAATGGAAGGTCGCCGAGCGATACAGAAACATGCGGACCATGCCGGCGGTCGTCGCGCCAACGGCCTTGGCGAACACATAGTCGATGCGCACGCCGTCTCGCTTGTCGCCAATGGCGTTGGAGGCCGTGGTGGCGTCAACGAGCACTCCGTAGTTGGTCGGCGCAGTCAGGCTCGTCTCGGCGATGCTGATACTAACGGCGCCGAGGAGAGGGCTCGCAGTGAAGCGGGCGATCGGATTGGCGGCCATTAGCGGAAGGCTCCTCGCTGCAGAACGGTGTCGTGATTGCGGGACAGCGCCGAAATGCCGGCCTGGCGTCTCGCCGATGACCGAATGTTGGGGGCTTCCACTTGGTCGAGCCTCGTCGCCTGTTCGCTGGTCGTAGCCAGCGTGGCGTCCTGCGCGGCGGTCTGCTTGGCCATCACCTGCATGGCGTCGGCCATTGTCGCGCCTGGCAGGCCGGTCAGCCCGCGCTCGTTCTGGATGTCGGCGAGCCTCGGTCTGGCAGCAAGCCGGCCGTTGCTGTCTACGGTCATCGACAGCGCGAGCTTGATGGACACGCGCTTGGGGCTGCCGGTCGTGAAGACCAGCGGATCGCCAAGGCGCAGCGCCAGGTTGCCCTTCTCGTCCACGAAGAAGTAGTCGGTCAGATCAAGCGCAAGGTTGCCGGCCTGATCGAGCGTGACAGGAGCCTGGGTCGGCGGGCTCGTCATAGCCCGCGCGCCACGGCGGAGCCTCGGGTCGCTCGACCCCAGGAGGGGCGAGAGCCCGGCGACTCCGGGAATGCCGGCTCGTCTACGGGCGGTCATCTGGGCCGCCTCCGCCCGCCTTCGTGCATGTCGAGCATGATGGATTCTACTGCCCAGCGCGACGCGGCGCGGCGCGACCGCAGCCTGAGCCAGAGGTAGTCACCAGACGCCCGCGTGCGCACCGTGCTTCCGTGCCCAGCGCGGAAGGTTCCGTGCTCCTGCGGCGTGTCGCGCACGTCGGGCACGAGCGAGGTATACAGCTCGTAGTCCAGGTCCCCCTGGGACGCGGCCAAGATGGCCTTCAAGGCCGTGACCTTGGTGCGCATGTCGCTGTCGCGCGGGCTGATCGGTCCGATCAGCACGTCACTGTCGATGGCCCGGCCGTCGTCGTCCGTGGCCGTCTTGGAGATCCGCTGGACGTAGCCGTTGGCGCTGCCGATCACGGTGCAGCGATCGTTGGCCGTGTCGGAGTCGATGGTGAGCGCGGACGCCGGGTTGAAGAGGCTGTAGGTCTGGCCGCTGTCAGGCCCGAAGGTCACCGGCCACCAGGCGTTCTTGCGGCGCGACCAGAACCAGTGCCGCAGGTTGGCGAAGTTGGATGGGGTCGTGACCGTGTAGGGCACGACGTACAAGTGGATGCCTTCGTGCTCGTCGTCCCAGGCGAGCTTGAACATGTAGACGCTGAGGTCCACGGCGGCCATGAGGCGATCTACGCGGTGGCGCGTGATCTTTCTCGGCGGCCCGAGCGGGTTGAAGAGGTAGACGCCTCCGCGCGATCCAGCGAAATAGCTGCGCCCTTCGTCGTCGCGGCACCAGGAATCCTGGCCGAAGGCCATGCCGGTGACGTTGGTGATGAGGTCGATGGACGAGCCGCCGAGCATTGGATCGCCCGTCACGCGATAGATCGTCGAGTCGCCTCCGATCGCCAGGAGGTCGTCGCCGATCGGCATGAGCGAGTTCACGATGTCGGGCATCGGCCCGATGCCGGAGGTCGTGCCGTCCACGGACTGAGCGACGTTCACGATCGGCGGGTTGGTGTCCCAGTCGTAAGGATTCCCGATGGCGCTGGCGTGCCACGAGTGCGGGGCGTTGTCGCCACGGGCCAGGATCACGCGGCCGAAGCAGAGCGCGATCAGCTTGTAGCGCGGCGGAATCTTCCCCGCCGTTTTCGACTTCCACTCGTAGAGCTTGTCGTCGCGCGGGTTGTAGCGGAAGTAGCGCTCGCCGTCGGTGAAGAAGCGCTCACCGTAGGCGGTGACGCTGTAGATGCACGGCCAGTTGGTGAACAGCGGGTTCGTGAGGCCGGCGTCGAGCGTAACGATCGTCGAGGCCGACGACGTGAACTTGTAGAGCTGGCCGACCGACACGGCCAGATTCGTCGTCTGCCGCAGGCTCCCGACGGTCTGGTCGGCCGAGGCGAGGCGGACCTTGCGAAGACCCTGCTGAGTAGAGGCGTCGTTGCCGGTCGTGTCGCAGGCGATGTAGATGAACTCCGGCACGTCGATGGACGAGCCTGTGCCGTAGTTGGGGTAGGTTTGGTGCAGCGCGACGGCCTGGCCGGCTAGATAGTTGTTGTTTGAGCCGTCGGTGTCGCGGTAAAGCGCTGGCGCTGTCGGTGTTCCCGAGTCTGGTTCCCAAAAGAACACGGTCACGGAGTTCGTGTTGAAGGCGCCGTCATCCCACGGGATGTAGACGCGCTGACCGAAGACGGCCGTTCCGTTGGCGATGTTCTCGTCGCGCTGCATCTGCACGATCGTCGTGGTCGGCGCGTTGAGCGTTGGATAGCTGAAATAGGACAGGTTCGTGAACGTGTTGCCGTTGTCCACGATCGTCCGGATATACATTGTTGCCGTTCCGGCTGACAAACCTGACGCCGGATAGCTCGGCGGCGAGCTGACTGGGTATGTTGGGCCGACGGTGGAGACGTAACGCGTGCCGCCAAACTCGACGACTTCTACACCGTAGCCGTGGCCAGCGAAGGCTTGAGGGGTTCCGCCAGACTTGAAGGCGTCCGATGCCGCCCACACGCACTTCCCAGCCTTGTCGAACTTGGCTGTCACCATCGACGCGGCCAGCAGGTAGCGCTCATTGGTCGCGACCGAGAAGCTGTCCGTTGGCGGCTTGGGATAGTGGTTCGCGCCCGTAACCGTGTCGTACTTCCAGGTGTGCGAGTTGGGCAGGATGTTCCACACGCCGTACTCGTGGCAGGCGTGACCCTCGATCTGCGACACCAGCCCCGACGAGGCCGGCGACGCGGCCACTCCGGCAGTGAGGCCGTAGTTGTAGGTGCAACCCATCTGCATGACCATCCCGTTGAACGGGTAGTCGAATGGGTTGTCGCCGGTGTCCGCCTGCGCGCGTCCGATCGTGCTTGCGCCAGACGCAGACCACAGCGCCGTCTGGTACGTAGACATGGTGGCGCCGTCGCTGGCCCGCGTGAGCGTCACCTGCGTACCATTGATGCGCACGTAGGAGTTGGCCGCCGATCCCGGCCTGACGTACCACACGATCATTAGGGGCGTGTTGACCTTGCCGCCAGTGACGCTGCCTCCGTTCGAGAGGTCGTAGTAGTAGCTCTGCGCGCCGTCGCGCACGCAGATGTAGCCATAGGTCGTGTCGAAGCCCTTGCCGACCACGGTGCCCTTGGTGTTCAGCATCAGGATCTTGGCGTCGGAGCCGCCCTGCGCGCCGGGCGACGTGTGCAGCGCCGCGATGATGTCGTACTTCGGAGATGCCTGGTCTTCGAGATCCTGTGAGCCGGGGACGATCAGGCACCAGAAACAGAAGGACGAGTTCTCGAACTTCGGGATCATGGCGCCGCCGCCGGACGAGCTGGCCTCGTTGACGGCGATAGGTGATGTCAAGGCCGATGCGCCAACCATCGTCGGCGAGCCGGTCTGCGACTTGCTGGATCCGTAGAAGAGAAGCCCCGGCATGCCGCCCAGCGCGTTGCTCAGGTACTTCGGCGCGATGGCGGCAGACGACGCCTGGAAGAACGAGTTGTAGTTATCGACGCTGATGTGCCGGCCGCTGCCGGAGAGGTCCGACATCAGGACGAGTCCGTCGCCGTCCTTGAGGTCGTCCTTGCCGTAGCCGTTGCCTTGGCACTGGAAGGCGTCGTAGAAGCTCCAGAGACCGCCAGCGCCGGTGCCCAGCTCCTTCACCGGATTCCACATGAAGGCCGGGTGGGTCGTGATCCTGGAGGCGGTGGCCGTCGGATCTACAGCGCGCGAGATCACGCCGTCGGAGTCCTGCACGGGGTAGGGCGACGGCTGGCTCGTGACGTAGATCGTGCCGTCGGTCCAGACGGCGAGCTGGTTGCTCGGCCAGGGAAGGGGGCGTTCCAGGATGACCGTAGGATCTGGGGCGTAGATGTCGTCGTAGACGACGAGGTAGCTGCGCCGTTTCAGGTCGTCGTTCTGGATCGTGTAGAGCTTGCCGTCGGCGAACCGAATGCAGGTGACGTAGCGGCCAAGCACAAGCTCCCAGGAGAGCACTGCCACCTGCTTGGGCTCGTTCTTGATGATGGCCTTCACGTCGGGGACCTGGCTGTACCCCCACATGCGGGCATCTTTCTGCTGCCCGCTCTCCGTCACGGCCACGAACAGGAAGCCGGTCTCCTTGTCCACGTCCATGGCCTGAATCTGGTGGGCCGGGTCGGGCGTGTTGACCGTCCAGCGGACCAGCTCCACGGCGTCGGAGTTGTATTTGATGAGCCCCTGCAACCCGTCGATGGTGTAGAGGTTGTTGAACTTGTCGATCTTGATGTGGCGCGGCTTCGTTTTGCTCGGCGTGTCGGCCTTCCACTCGTAGGTGTTCTTGAGCGCGGCGTTGCTGAGCTGCGTGTAGGTGATGCCGGGCTTGTCGAACGTCACTTGGGCCAGGTGCGTCACCGGGTTCGTGCCGTTGATCTGCGCCGAGCAGAACTTGGAGTGCCCGTAGCGCTGGGCCAGCATGCGCCGCCCGGTCGTGGGGTCGAAGTCGAGCGCGTTCTTAGCGTCGTTGCTCGACGTGACGCCCTGCTTGCCGTGGGCTTCGCCCTGATCTAGCCCATCGAGAGGCAGGACGATTTCTTCGAGCGCCATGGCTCACTCCGGGCAGAACTGGATCGCTACTGCCAGGCCAGCGACTCCTGAGAGAAGTCGCGCCCCGATGCCTTCTTGGAGACCGCGCCCGCCGATGCCGCCCATCGGAATCGAGAACGACCGCGTTCCCGAGCCGGCAGGGACGGTCACCTGATAGAGCACTCCGCCGCCGCCGCCCTCGGGGTTGTTGAAGATGCGCAGCGTCGCAGAGGTCGCTCCGCAGGTGGCGACAAACACCGACTGAACCGTCAGCTTCTTCGCGTACCACGGAGAGGCGGTCGAGGTCGTCGTCGTGTTGATGCCGCCATCCAGCGGGAACGTCACGGTCGTCGTGTTGCCGATAGGCAACCACAGGGACGGCAACGATCCAGGTGCAACGAAGCCGAAGTGCGACTCGCGCGCCATGTTGCTCCTAGAACGTGATGATGCGGAAGTTCAGTACGACGACGACGTTCGTGGCGCCGCCGAGGCTGGTGGTCTTGATGCCTAGGTGCGGCCTCAGCCCGGTGGGCTGCCGGTACAGCGCGCCGTTCGGTCCGCCAAGCGGGATGGCCTCCGAGCGCGTGATCGTCGTTGCGCCTGTGGACAGCGCGCGCACGGTGCGGATCGTGTTTTCCACGCCGTCGATGATGAGGAGGTCGACGTTGCCGGTCGCGGTGCCGCTGCTTGCTTCTAGGAGCAGCGAGTCCACGCTGAACGAAAGGACCCTCGTTGTGGTGCCGGCGCCGAGCAGCTTGTAGAAGAGACTGTCTGTAGCGGCGTCGCCCCAGGTGGCGCTGGAGGCGACGTTGGCACTCCCGAGCACGCCGTCGGTCGGGTAGTAAGTCGTGTTGATGGCGCTGACGGTCGCGCGCATCGACATGGAGTATTCGGCGGCGCTCATGTTGGGTTAGGAAGCGTGGTTCTTGTGTAACGGTCGTCGCCCCAGGTGAGTCCATCGGGCGGCGTGATCTGCTGCGACATCGTTCCGGCCCACGGGACGCTGCGCCCGTCGCGCATGGTGGCAATCTGGAAGACCGCGCTGCGTGCAACCTTCTCCAGCCGGTCGATGACCGTACCCTCGCGCTCCTCCTCGTAGCCCAGCGCCACGGCGATGAGCGCCTGGCGGTAGAGCATTTTCAGGAAGTGCGGGACCTGCACGCGGTCTCCGGCGTTCCGGACTGGAATCCAGCCGGCGCGGTAGAGCAGCCTCCACACGCCGTACTGGTCAGTCGTGGGCGTGGGATAGAGGCGAAAGATCGCCCGCTTGTTGGAGTCCGATGGCATGTAGAGCGCGGCGATGTGTGTCGTGCCGACGATCGTGGCAAATCCAACGGACCGCGCTCGCTCCAGGAACTCCGGGCTGACGACGTTCACCGTATCAACGAGCCCGCTCACGGGCACCAGCTCGATGATCTCAGCGAAGTCCTCGGGCAAGATCACGGTGTCGTCGTTGGCGCGCAGGTCGAGCAGGAACGGCGGCCGGCTCAGGAAGTCCCAGCGGTGCATGCTGTAGACGAACTCGCCGGCCTCGTTGGCGATCTGCGCCACGTCGATGCCAGGGCTCGTGGACTCCGAGCCGCCGAGCGCGTGTTTGACCAGGCGCTCGCACTCCTCCATGGTCATCAGCGTGTATTCGAGGCTCATTGGAACTCCTGGCGCAACCATTCGGCCGCGTCATGCGCCACGTCCCACCCATCGGTGGTGTAGGTCGCGTTCTGCCCGAACGGCTCCTGATACGTGAGCACGAGCCTGCTGTGCCGCGAGTGAAACGACCTATTCAGCTCCAAGAGCGCGCGGTGTGCGGCGACGACGTGCCAGCCGTCGTGGTCGTCATCCGAGAAGTTCTTGGGATAGCCGGTCGTCGTGGTCGGTGTCCACGCATCGTGATCGGTCTCGTTGTAGTCGTCCAGCCTCTCGTCGGAGAAGTCTCGTGCGGCGGCCGTGTAGGCGCTCTGGTTCGGTGAGGCCCCGGTCGGGACGGACTTTGGAGCGCCGACCTTGCGGTCGCTGAACATGTAGACCGGCGTGCGCATGTTGGCCTGAACGTGATCCAGGCCGTAAAAGTAGGTCGTGCGGCGGAAGGCGTAGCCAAGGAACGAGAACTGCCGCACGGTCGATCCAGCGTCCCAGTCGTAGCTGCCGGGCGGCTGACCGCCAACCGTACCCATCGTGGTTGGGACGCCGCTCAGGCTGTATCCGGCTTCTTGGCTTCCGTTTTGTCCGTTAGGCCAGATGGCGAACTTGTAGTCGCCCGCAGACAGTACCTTGTCGAGATTGGAGTACGGGTACCAGGACTGCGGGTTTACGGCGATGGCGCCGTTGGCGCGGGTCTGGACGGCTCCGTACCAGGACGACTTCTTCTCCTCTGTCGTTCCGATCGGATTCTTGGCGTAGCCGCCCATGTCCGGGCCGAAGGCTCCCCACAGGCCGGTTGCCCCTCCTGCGCTGGCGCCGAACGTGATGATCCTCTCGGGGTCGAGGTTGTAGGTCGCCTGGCCGGCGCGCAGCGAGCCGATCAGATTCGAGGCGTCTTTGTAGACGAAGTGGTCCTGCGCCCACTGGTGGGCCGTGACCGGCGCGAAGCGCTTGAAAGCGCCGCGTGCAATCGAGACGCCGGCCCCTGGCGTAACGGCAAAGGCGTCGGATTGGTTGGCCAGCGTGGTGCTCGCCGAGACCACCGCGAAGCCGGCGTCCAGGAACAGCGTGAGCCAGTGGGAGCGGTATACGGGGTCGATGGTCCGCAGGAGGCTCGTCGCGCGCGCCGTGCTCGTGTAGCCGGCGACGAAGAACTGGACCACGACCGGCCACCCGTTTCTGGGTCGCGGGTGGACGGTCGTGTCCGGATAGAAGAGGTTGAACTTGTTGTTGAGATTGGCGCTGCTGTAGAGCGAGCCGACCGTGCTGTTCAGTCCATTCGGACCGTAGACAACATCGGTGTATGTCGGCGAGTAGCTCGACGGCAGCGCCACGATGGCCTCTGGCTCAGCGGTCGGAGACGAAACCCACGTAGTCCCAGAGGGCGCTGATAGCGGCGGAGTTGGTCGGCTCGATTGCGAACACCGGCGCCATGTAAACTCCGTTCGGGACGTTCGACGTGATCGAGGCGATCCGCACCCCGTCCTTGTAGAAGTTCACGCGGTTCTCGCCGGTGTATTCGATCGTGAGGACCGTCCAGGTGTTGATGACGGCATCGGTGCCGCTGTCAGCCACCGCGCCCGTCGAGCCCGTGCGCACCAGCGTCTCGATGTCCTGGTCGCCCGAGAAGGCGATGGCAACGATGTCGCTGGGCGTGGTGCCGGTCGGGTCGGTCGCGTTGATCGACACGCCAATGAGGGCCTTGACGGTCAAGAGGTCGAACTGGACGCGGTACTCGATGACGGTCCGCTTGCCGGCGGCGAGGTAGAGAGTCTCCCCGTTCATCTGGCAGCAGATTTCTTGGCCGTTGGTCGAGCCGGTCGTCATCTTGACCACGCCGCTCGCCTGGTCGTCCTGAATCGCCGGCCGCAGGCCAGGAGAGACGGCTGAGACCAGCCACTCTCCCATGTCGGCGGTATCGGCGAAGATGCCCCAGGCGGAGCTGTCGGTTGACTTGATGGCCGTGGCGCCGCCGACTGCGAAGTCCTGGAAGTAGGCGTAGGCGTTGTCCTGGAACACCCCCTTGCCAGGCGTGCGCAGCGTGGGCATCAGCCCAGGGTGATAAATCTGGTTCATGGATCAGTAGGCTCCGAAGGCGGTCGAGTTGGCGGGGCAGATCCACACCTGTCGCTGACGGCTGGAGCAGATCAAGTTCCACCAGGTATCGACGGGGCAGACCCACGAGAAGGGTTGGTTGGGGTGGCGCATCACGTCGTGCTTCTCGAAGTAGCGATCGACGTGGAACACCGGGGTCAGGAAGTTGCCGTTCAGCATCCCGTAGCGCGGGCCACGGAGACCGTTGGTGGTGGTCTGCCCTTCGGTGGCGAAGGCGGTTGCCGAGGCGATGGTCGCGTGGTTGGGGTAGAGCGGCGTGCTGTCCATCGCCGCGACGTACTCCAAACCCATTCCGCCGAAGGCCGGGTTCTGGACCGCGCCGTCCGTGCGGCTGGGCGACACCCACAAGTCCTGCGCTTCGCGGGCAAGCTGCTGGAAGTGGTTGTAGCCCTTCATGCTGCACACGATCATCTGCGCGTTCAGCCCAGGGTTGGTGAAGTATTCCTCCTTGGTCGGCGGACGATCGAAGCGTCCGAGGAGGAGGCCCTGTTCCATCGCCGCCAGCACGTTGTCGCCGGTGGTGGTGGCCACGCTGTAGGAGCGCACCTGGTTGCGCCAGCGGTCCTTGGTCGTCGGGTTGATGCCCATGACCGTGGACCACTGTGACGCGCTGGCGCCAACGGAGTCGAGCGGCTTGGTGTCGCCGGTTCCGGAGGCGAAGGTGTAGAGCGTGCCGCCGTTGAACGGCGTGGTCACGAACTCATTGACGAAGCAGAAGAGGCTGTACGCCTTGAGCCCGCTGGCCGTCTCCATCTGAGACGAGGACGGCTGCGCGATGCAGGCGTCCTCCATGAAGTTGACCTTGCTCGTCCACATGCGCTGCTCGATCTTGCGCTTCTCCTTCTTGTAGACCTGGTGGCGTTCAGGAGCGCGCATCGAGCTGGGCGCTTGAAGAAGGATCTGTTGGTCGGTCCAAGACATGTGATCGACGCAGAACCGCCAGTTCGCGGTGTACGTCGAGAGCACTTGCGGGTTCTGGTAGGCCAGCGTGTCGTTCGGCTGGTACCACTGAGCGGTGCTGACTTCATCCAGGAGGATGATGTCGCGGATGTCCACACCGCCTCGGAGAGTTGCGTCGAGCCCTTTGCCCCTGAGGAAGCGGCGCAGGAGCCCGTAGTTGCGCTTCACGACTTCGTTGACGATGTCTTCGGGGCCAGTCACATACGTAGGCCCAGTAGACGCAACGAAGTCGTTGAACGTCGAAATCGCGGCACCCATGGTTGGTCAGTTCCTAGCTGCTGTTGTAGATGCGGCGCGCTGTCTCGCGCGACGCACCGCGTTCCAGCGCAGCCAGCACCGCGTCTTCCCGCTGGTCTTCGGTGACCGGCTTGGGTCTGGCTCCACGAGAGCCAGTATCGGGCTGTCCGTTGCGCTGACGCCTGGCAGCGTCCTGGACCACCGGATCGCCAAGGATCGAGCGAGCTACCTCGCGGAAAAGTTCATGGGGATCGGAGTCCTCCTTGAGCTTCTCGCGCGTTTGGGTCTTGATCGCGTCGAACTTGTCTTTCTCGGAAAGTCCTGGCCACTCGGAAAGGGCTCCGTTGCGCAGCGTGTCGAAGTAGAGTTCGGCCATCGCGTTCTTCAAGGACTCGATGGAGTCCACCAGCGCCGTGATCTCCTTGGCAGACTTGGCGTGTGCCGCCCTTACTGCCTTGGTGATGGCGCCGTCGAAGACTTTGGCGTCGTCCTCTGCCAGCACGCTGCGCAAGGCACTCATGGCGTCGTCCAGGCCCTCGATGTCGGCTGCTTCGCCTGCCTTGGTGTCGGGGGCGGGTGCCTTTGCCCCCTCCTTCGGCTTTGGCGTCTCAGCCTTCGGGGTCTGCGACTTCTTGAGTTCCTGTAGCTCCTGCCAGGTCGTTGCCGACTTGACCTGAGCTTCCTTCGCTTTCTTTCCGAGGGCTAGCAGCTTCTCGCTGCTCACCGCCCCCAGGAGTTCGTCGTCCCAGCCCGCCAGGCGCAGCGCGGCGCGCGCGTCTTCCTCATCCGGCGAGGGCTTGGGCTTTTCCTTGGTCTTCTTGGGCTCGTCGGCGGGCGCCTCTTCGGGCTCCTCGTCCGTGACGTGCTTGGCCAGCCAGGCGTCCTCGGCCTCGCTCACGCTCTTGGCGTGGTCGGCCGGCGGCGCGTCAGCGGCCGTCGTAGACGTACTGGCCGTCTTGTCGGGCTTGGAACTCTCTGATTTCTCGTCTGCCATCGAATAGTGCCCTTCCGTGTTGGTCTACGCGCGGCGCGTCGGGATGGTATCTCGGAAGGCTGTAGGATACTACCCGGCGGTCACGAAGGCTGGGGCGGGACGGGGCGCCGGCGGTGAAGTTGGGCATGAGACGAGCCCAGCGCGCGCCATTGACCACCATTTCGGCCCCGATGCGCACGGGGCAGGCGCCCATCGGGAACTCGAAGTCCCGCTTTTCGCCTGTTTCCACCGACTGAAACTCGAAAAACGCCATGTCTAGGCTGTCTTCCGCTTGGTGTTGCTGCCTGGGTTCAGGCCGTAGTTTGCCTGCATTTTTGGACCCTGCTTGCCGAGTGCAGCGGCCTGGCGTTGGTTAGCCGGCGTGGGGCGGGTTTGGGTAAGTCTCAGGGAAGTAGACGTTTGAGTCCCACGAGGCGGTGGCCCGCCAGGCTGCTGCGCCTGCTGTTTTAGCATCTCGCGGGCGTCCTGCAAGCCTTGGGGGTTCAGGATGGCCGACAAGCCGTGTACCCCAGTCAAGCGCTCGTAGATGTCGAATAGACCCTTGGCGTCGATGTGCGGGGCTTGGGGCAACGCCATAGCGACGTTGAGTAACTCGTTCACCTGGCCGAGCTTAGCTACGTCCTGCTCGGGCGAGGCGTAGCCCATGGAGTTCAGGTCGATGTCGATTTCGAGGTCGGAGTACCGGAGCCCGTTCGACTCTAGGGCCTGACCTTCCATGCCCAGCATCGCCTTGTAGCGCTCGAACATGAGGTAGCCGACGGATTTCAGGGCGTCGCGGGTGTTGTCGCGCACCTGGCGCACGATGTTCGACATGCGCTCCTGGTTGGCGTTCGAGGCCAGCGCGTTCTCGGTCGCTGTCGCGGCGCCGGAGACCTGGCCCTGCTCCAGCTCGCTCATGCCGAGGTTGCGGCGCAGCCGGTCCAACTCAATCTGGTAGAGAGACACGCGCGAGGACTCGACCGAGCCCAGTTTCAGCTCGGCGACCTTCTGCTTGTCCACGCCGTCCACGATGAGCGCGTCTCCGTCCCTGGCGTCTACGATCTTCTTGCCGATTTCCTTGTCAAGCGCTTCCAGCAGGTAGATCGTCTTTTGGCGCGCAGCCGAGATCGAGAGGTTGACCGCGAACTCGTTGACGCGCATGTTCTGGCCGGCGTTGGCGACCAGGGGGGCGAGGCCCAGGACGGAGTTCGGGATCGGCAACGCCCACCACTCCTGGTAGTGCCACCACGGAGGTCCCCAGTAGTCGCGCGGCTCGCGCAGGTAGTCGTCTGCGCCCGAGAGCGGGATCGTGTAGAGGGTGCCGTTGAAGCCGTCGGCCCCTTTCTCGGGCACGCGCAGCTCGACGTAGGCGATCTCGTGCCGCGTGGGCACGTCCTGAGCCGTGCGTTTCAGCTCCGTGATGCCGTCGTCGTCGCCGAGCTTTCGGATCAGCTCGACGTTCCAGCCTTCATCGGGCGCCGCCTCTGCGCGTTCTAACAGATCCTCGCGGTCGGAGACGATGATGTGGCCCTTGTAGCGGCAGTGCTCGTCATCGAATGCATGTGGATCGTACAGGAAGTATTCCGGTGGGATCCTCTCCAGCGCTGGCCAGCGTGTTTGGCCTGGCATCGTCGGGTGCTCGACCTCTCTCACGATGGTCACGCCGTAGCCCAGCGCCATGTCCACGATCACGCGGCGGATCACCTTGATCGGATCGAACTCCGCGATCCACTGGTTCACATCCTGCTCGAATGCAGCCGCAAAATACGTCGAGAGTGGGTCCCATGGTCTACGACTCGTGACACGCGCCTTGGGGTTGGAGAAGGCCGCCTTGGAGGCGATCAGCGACACGTAGGAGAACGGCATGTTCTCCGGCTGGAACGGATCGTCCGTGAACTCCAGCATCGCGCTCTTGTATTGCATCCGCAGAAGGTCGATCGCGCGGATGCGCTTGTCGCGCAGCGTGAGCGCGGCCTTGATCTCGCCCGAGAGGTTCTGGGGTGAGCAGTCAAGCATAGATCATGTAGTCCTCTTGGAACTGGCACTCGACTTCGTAGCGGAAGGCGTCGGCCAGCGGCCAGCCATGGTACGTGGGTCCATCGTTGTAGTCACCGGCGTCGCGCCACCACATGCCGGTCGCTGCGTCGCGGCGCCACCCGAACTCGATCAGGAACCTGGCCTGCTCTGTTCGTGACCAGAAGACGAGTGCGGGCAGGTCTATCTCGTTGGCAGAAGGCGCATCCATTCTGGCTCCCATGATCTTTTTGGCTTGAAGACCTTATCCATGTTGAGCAGCACGCGGCAGGTCTGCGACTCGTCCTTTTCGGCCTCGGCGCCAGCTCCCAGCGCCTTGCCCCATGCCCAAACGACCGCGTAGCGCATGGCGTCGCAGCCGTGGTCGGCGCAGTCCTTGTCCGGGATGCCCTCCTTGACCTGTCCGGTCACTTCGTCCCGTGCCCAGACGTACTCGGGGACCTCCATCTCCGTCTTCCACGGCTTGTGCTCCTCGATCAGCTTCTCGTCCACCATGCGCGGGGCATCGGCCCAGAGTTGGATGCGCGGCTTGCCGGTGTTGTTGTCGAGGTCCAGGCTCCAGCGCACCATGTCGAGGCCGCCCATGTCGCCCGACGCCGCGCGTGTGCGCCGCGAGTCGGCGGCGACGGCGATCTGGCCACGGTCTCTGCCGCCGCGCGGTCCGAGGCGGTAGTTGAACATCTCGATGCACTCGGGGCGGTACGGGTCGCAGATGATCCGGCGCAGCTCGAACTCGTCCCACAGGTCGCACGCGCGCTGCGCCCACCAGTCGAGGCTCTGGCCGGTGCGGTAGATTTCGACGACCCTGTGCAACTGGTTGTTGGCACCTACGCCCCACACCTGCATCACGCCTGGGCCGGACCAGCCCCAGTCCACGGAGCCGAAGTACCACTGGATGCCGAGTTTTTCTCGCGCGGCTCCTGTGGGTGCGGTGACGACGTGGATGTCCGGGCTCCAGTTCGGCCACACCTGGCCTTCGGCGGCGACCCAGAGACCTTCGTAGAGCCTGGCGCGTCTGACGCCTTTCAGGTTGCGCAGCAGCTCCAGGTACTCGGGCGTGATGGTCGGGTTGTCCTCGTGTCGCGTTTTCACGCGGAAGAGGCGCCCGGTCCGTGCGCGCTGGTTCAGCCAGTGTCCTGGGCCGTCCGGGTTGCAGTCGGCGATCATCTGCTGGTAGGGGATGACGTTCGACCGCAAGCAGCGGAACAGGAACTCCCACTCTTCTTCCTGGGTCTCGGTCGCCTCCTGCACGTAGATCATGTCGTACTCGGCCGAGAAGGTTCTGCGCGGATCGTCGAGGCCGCCCAGCACGATCTCGCTGCCGTTTTTCCAGCGCCAGGAGTGGCGTCCCTCGCGCATGCGCTTTCCGAACGCCTCGTGCCCCGGCGGGAGCACGTCGCGCTCGAAGGTGACCATGAAGCTGTCGGTCAGGTCCTTGCGCCGTTTGCGCAGCACCAGGAATCTGGCTCCTGGGTAGTCCTCGGCGAGCTTGTAGAGGTACTGGCCGACGGCGCGCGACTTCCCCGTGCCCGCCGGCCCTTCGATCAGAACTTCTTGTGGCGGCACGCCGATGCCGCTGGCCCACGCAAAGAGCGCACGAAGGTTCCCGTACGGCGTGTATTCGGCCGCTACTGAGACCGGCTTCTTAGCCTGCCGCTTTGTCACGGAGGGCCTGGAGTCTGTTCGACCTTTCTTGGAGGGCAAGAACGTGAACGTCGCCGTCAGTCAGCTCCTTGAGCGGCTGCGGCTCGATCTCGATGACGCGATTTGGGCCTTCGACGGGTTTGCCGGCCAAGAGGTACTCTGGCAGGCCGGTCAGGTCGAGCTTCACTCTGGTCTCGACGCGCGCGTCGATCGTCTTTTGCTCGCGGCGCGGGTCGTCTAGGCCGCGCAGCATGGACTGGCGTTCCAGGATCTTCACGCAGCACTCTGCGGTGCGCGGGTCGCCGGACGCCTCGGCCTTGGAGGCCATGATCTGCCACAGGAACTCCAGCCGCGCCATCTGCATGCGGCGGAGGTTCTCCGGGTCCATCTCGACCAGAGACTTCGTGGCCTTGTTGACGATCCGCCTGGCCTCGCCGAGCGCCCGTCTCGGCGTCAGTTTCAGCTCGTCCCCGATCTCGTCGTAGCGTTTGCCGCCGATGCGCAGGTTGAGCGCCAGCTTGTAGCGCTCCATGATCGCGCTGCGCGTGTTCCGCTGGCTGTCGCGGTCGGGAACGATCTCTGCTAGGGGCTCGCCGTCGATCATTGGGTCAGCAGTTTGGTCTCGTCGAGGCTGCCGTCGCGCAGCATGCTAGCGATGCGATCTATCATCAAGGGATAGTGCTGCGGCTCGGTCGATGCAACAGCCCGCCAGCCCCCGAGACGGTCCATGACGGCCAGCTCGGCCTTGGAGGCGCCCTTCATGGCGCTCTCTTTGGGGTCGAAGCTGCTGGCGGCGACTCGCGCGCGCCTCGCCGCGCTGGCCCACAGGCTAGCGGCCTGGTCCTGGTAGCCGCCGGTCAGCGCCTCGATGATCGTGGCCGGCACGGGCATGAACTTCGCGGTCGTCAGGCAGCGCGAAATCGCCTTGAGCACGGCGTCCAGCTCGTATCTTTTGAGCACCTGGAAGTAAAGCTCCATCGTTTCAGGCGAAATCGTGCGGTTGAACACCGCTGCAGTCGCCGCGATGGCCCTTCCAAAGCTCGCTCGGTCGCTGTCGTTCATTCGTTGGCCCTATCCTGCTCGGCAAGCCACTGGGCCAGCGCCGCGCCGTTCTTGCGCTCGGTCTCTGACCTCTGCCCGCCGCGCCATTCCCCGTAGGTCGCTGCGAACCGCACCGGGCTCGCGTAGGTCCCTGGCGTCTGTCCCAGGTAGTTCTGCCAGGCGGCCCTGACCGCCGGCCAGCTCTCCTTCTCCACCAGCGACTTGAGCGCCCGCCCTATCCACCCGCCTGGCGCCGCCCCGCCGTAGCGCGCCTGCCAGTCGTCGCAGGCTTCCTTGGTCCAGCCGTGGTTCTGGTCGGCCGGCTCCAGCGGCTCGCCGAACAGGTCCACCATTGGCGGGGACCCCTTATGCTTGCGGTTCCGTTTTGGCCCTGTTTTTATGGGTCTATCTGTGCCTATTGGCATGGGTCCCTCATGCCAGCGGTGCCCGTTTACCCCTGTTTTCTCGTCTGCAACCGCGCCATTCGGTAGGGTCCCCTCATGCCAGCGATCTCCGGAACCAGCCTCTTTTGCTGGCTCCACTGGCACAATCGGCGCGTATGCGTTCTGTAAGGTCAGGAGGCCCCTCGATGCCAGCGTTTCATAAACGCCCTGCACCACAGGGTCGGACTTGATCGAAATGAACTCGTGGCCAGCCGCCCCGAGCTGTTTTCGCAGCTTTTTCTCGGCCCGTCTGCGCAGCTCCGCCAGGCTGATCTCGTACTCGCGCGGCTTGGTCGGCGGACGACGCAGCCGATCCCGCTCCTGCTTGCGCTTCTTCTTCTCCCTCCGCCGCTTCCTCTTCGCCTGCGTGAGCTTCCAGCGCTCCTCGGCACTCAGCGCCGCCCGCGCCTCCCGGACCGCCGCCCAACGCTTCTTCGCCGCCTCAACCGCCTTCCGGTGCCGCTCCCTCGGCGTCAAAGACGCCGCCAACACCGTCCCCCCACAGCGCCCGGCCGCCCGCCGAGCACTGTCGCCAGCCTCCCTGGAGGCCCAATAAACCGCCTGGCCGTCAGCCTGGGCCAGCGCGGCGCGACTTCTGGCAGTCACCCATGCACCCTAGCCTTTCTGTGTGAACCAGCGCCCACCTGCAGACACCAGGTAGACCCCAGGGCGGCCGTGTTGGGGCCGCCCCAGGGCGCAACACACTACCTGGTTCACACAGGAAAGCACAGTCCCCGCGCCGTAGCCAGCGAAGGGCCGTGGTCCGATCGTAGCGCCTTGACCGGCCTGCGGCAAGCAGCTATGCTGCGCACGGTTGCCATCTCGGCGACTTTGAGGCCACCCGGCCTGTAAGCGCCTTTCGGTCGCCCCGCCAGGTACACGCCTTGTAAACGGCTGGCGGGGCGGCCGTTTTCCTATCTAAAGGTTCCACGCCCAACCTTTAGCTAGACCCGCTCAAAAGAAATCCAGTTTTCTCAAACCCTTACTGCGACACAACTTACAGCGCCCACACCCGCACAAACACCCCTGTTGAGACCTATTCTCAACTCCCGATTGCTAACGTGCGGGCACGGGACTCAAGGCGCAGCCCCCTGCTAGCACTACCTCCCAAGCTACACCTCCGGATCCGGGAGGCGTAAGCCTCCTCCGGACACTCTGATTACTTCGGCCGATAGGCCGAACGGGACCGCAGGGCCAAAGGCCCGAGGACCCGATCCGGGTCCGCTACGATGCAGGCCAGCTAGCAAGCGCCTGTAGCTCAGTTCGGTAGAGCCGCTGTTTCGTAAACAGCAGGTCGCTGGTTCGAGGCCAGCCGGGCGCTCCATCACACGCCAGCCAGGCACCAGGCTCCCCGCGCGCGTGGTGTAGAAAAACCAGGCCACAGAGGTCCCACCGAGAGATGGGACCCGTTAGGCAGCGCCGGCACACAACTGCAGCAGGCCCACACACGAGGGACGCGCGTGTGCGGGACAGTGCGGATACGCCGCCGGTGGCGGCGGATCGTTCCAGCTCGGGGGGCGGGGGGGGGCGGGGCGGGTG